TCATCGGTTCGTTCCGACCCCGCTTGTTCCCTTACCGTTCAGGGTTTTCGTTGGCGTTTTGTTGGCGGTGCCCGGCCTGCTCCCCAGAGCCGTGGCAGCGCCCTTGAGGTGGTCCGGGTGATGGTGGCCATAGGTGCGTTCCACCATCTGCGTGCTCATGCCGAGGAATCCGGCCGCCTCCCACATCGGAACGCCGGCCTGCATCAGCCACGTGGCCGCCGTGTGTCGCAGGGTATGTGGCGTGATCTGACCATCGAGTCCGGCAAGATCGACCGCACTCCGGAACGCTGTCTTCACCGACTGCACCGGCTGGCCATGGTACTCGACCAGATAGCCGGTTGGCACAGGCGGTTCTATTCCCGCCGCGCGCGCGTCTTCGGCGGCGACTTCGTACCAGCGGCGCATGTGGGCGAGGAGGCGGGCTGGGATGGGGACGGGCGGCTGCCGCTTCTTCGTCGGCCGCGCGCCCACGGCGAGCCGATAGAACACCCCTTGCTTGAGATCGACATATGATCGCCCGGCCGAGGCCGACCAGCTCGCAGACGCAATGGCGCCGGCGCGCGTGCCGGTATAGAGCCCGATCAAGACGAACCGCGCCAGATGGCGCATTGTCCACCTCCGGGTGGGCCGGGGCTCGCCGGGGTCCCCTTTGCGGCCCCGACGCTGCTGCTCTCTTGCGCGCCAGCCCGCCCACAGCAGGGCGGCAGCTTCGTCGCGGGTCAGCCAGCGCTCGCGGGGCGCGCCCTTCGCCGGCAGAGCGACGCGCACCTCGCCGCGGTGCAGCCCCTCCTTGGCGTGGTGCCCGATGGCGGCACGAAGATCCTCAAGGTCGCGCCTGGCCCCACCCGTATTGCCCCGGCCAGCCACATAGGCGGCGCAGGTGGCGGCCGAGACGTCGGCCAGCGTCTTCCCTTTCCACCACATCAGGAGCCGGGTGCAGCGCTCGGCGGCGGGCTTGGGGCGCGATTGATTCGGAACCACATCCTTCAGGTAGATGTGGATGACGTCCGTGACGGGGATTTCAGCGAGATCACGGTCCCGCCGCGGCGCCTCGTATTTGGCGGCGATGTGGTGGGCGAGGGCGCGCTCAGCTTCTTTGCGAGCATCAGCGCCGAGGCCAGTGACACGCTGTCGTCCACCGTCGAGGATGATCCATGTGGCGGCGTGCGTGACCCGGCCGGACGCGTCGCGCCGCGCGGGGCGGAGCCACAGGCGGGCGCCTTTGGCTGGACGCGGCATTTTTCCCTCATCTCCTCGATGGCCTGCAGCGTGGTGTAATCCTTCCCCGCGATACGCTCAACCGCAAGCCGTCCGCGCGCCGCTTCCCGGCGCAGGCCGCTCGCGCTCATGCTCCCGTCCGGAAAGGCGAGCGCGGCGGCGACATCGATGCGCAGGGGCGTGACGCGGTCGATCTGGTCACGGGAGGGCAGGGGGCGAGCCGGCGTGCCCATCACGGCCTCCCGCACCAGCTGTCCGGCGGGCGCGGAGCGTCCGGGTCGTAGGCGTAGGGCTGGGCGTAGCCTTCGGCGAGAAGGGTTTCGCCCACGTCCTGGCCGTTGGCGGTGAGCCGGCCGCAGAGGCGCCCATGGTTGCAGCGCAGCGTGCCGGCGGTGCCGGGGCGGCAGCGGCAGTCCACTTCCTGAAGGTCGAGCCCGCCGCCGGCCACGATCTGCCGCAGGCGCTGCGTGGCGAGGGTCGAGAGCATGCGCTCGGCCGGGCAGCGGGCGCGCTCGCCGGCCTCGGGGGTGTCGAAGCCCACGAGACGGTAATGCACCGTGCCGACGGCGATGGTGTCGCCATCGATGACATGGATGGCGGCGGGGGCGATGGGCTCGCCGCGAACCTGCGACAGTAGAATGATGAAGATGAGGAAAACGCCGAGCACGGCCAGCCCGGCGACAATCAACGCATCCCGCGCCCGCTCGTAGTCAGAAGGGAATTTCATCGTCGATCCCCATGGGCTGGCTGCCGCTGCGTTCGCGCGGCGGGTCGGCGCGGTTGTAGTCTTCGGGGGTGCCGGCGGGCGGGCGGGTGCTCTGGCCGTCGAGGAGGTGGATCTCGCCGCGGAAGGGGCGCAAGACCACCTCCGTGGTATAGGTCTCGCGCCCGTCCTTCTCATATTTGCGGGTTTCGAGCTGGCCTTCGATGTAGACCTTCGAGCCCTTCTTGAGGAACTGCTCGACCACGGCCACCAAATTCTCGTTGAACACGACGACGCGGTGCCACTCGGTGCGCTCGCGGCGCTCGCCCGTGGCCTTGTCCTTCCACGTTTCGGACGTGGCGATGGAGAGGTTGGCGATGCGCCCGCCATTCTGGAAGGAGCGCACCTCCGGGTCGCGGCCGAGATTGCCGATGAGGATGACCTTGTTGACGCTGCCGGCCATGGCTTAGGCTTCCTTCACGGTCGTGGTGTTTGTGGGGGAGAGGGCGGCGGTGCCGGCGTCGGCGGCAGGCCGTCGCCCTGTTGCTGCGGCGCGAAGGTCATCGCGAGCTTGATCGATCTCGCGCAGACGGGGGAGCACGTCGCGTCGGATCGTCTCGAAGAGGGAGCGGAGGCCCTTTTCGTGGTCACGAATATAGGCCTCGCCGAGCTTATCCTTGAAGGCCTTCAGGAAAGCGGTGTCGCCATATCCCACGAGTGCATCGAGCGCGCGGATCTCGGTCTCGTTGAGCGACAACGTGGTCGAGAACTCTATGGTGAGATGATTTTTAGTGTGCGCCATCGTCAGCCCTCCCCTGCCGGCTGGGTGGGGAGGGGAAGGGCTCCTCCCTTCGCGAGGGATTCGATCGCGCTGGCGTACCCCTGGATCTTGTCCAGCCGCGCCCGCAGGTTGGCTTCGCGCTGATCGGCAAGCGCCTTGTCCGCCCCCGCGTCCCGCTCTCGGCGAATACGCATAGCCTCTCGAAGTGTGCCGAGTTTTCCCTTGGCATCTTCTCTAGCCTCAACGACTGCGGCGAAGTATGTGTCATCACGGCTTCCGGTGAATACAGAGATTTTTTCCCCTCGTTGGTGGAGCATCATGCAGAAATTTGCGACATCGACCGGGTCGCCTTTGCTGACATGGTCGCGCAGGAGGCCGGATAGGCGGTAGGCTGGGCAGTCGTTTTTGTCTTCCCAACCGCCTTTTCCTTCTGCGCGTTTCTGTGCAAGCTTTGTTTTCATTGCGCTGGCGAACCGGTCAACAGCAATGTCATCGGAGTGGACCGCCTTGTCCTTCATCTCCTCGGTGAAGATCGCTTGCAGCCGCTTCAGCTCATGCACCACCAGTATGATCGACTCGCCGAAAGATTGCTGGTTTTCGATCTCATCCAGGGCGTCGCTGCTATCGAGCCACGCATCCAACTCGGCAATTGATGCCCGCAGGGCACCATGCTCGGCGGGATATAGTTTCATTTCCGGAATTGCATCGCGGGCAAGGGCGGCTAGGTTCGCCCACGCCATCGGGAGCGCGCTGCCGGTCGGCTTCGCCGCCTGCTTCGCGCGGATGGCTTCGACCTTCGTCCAGATGCGCGCGAGCTCGGTCTCGCCGGCCAAGTGCATGTCGATCTCATGGGCGAGGCAGTAGGCCGCCAGCGTCACCTTCACGCCGCCCGCTTCCTGCGGCGGCTCGCCAGCCGGTCGGCTCCAGACATAGCCCGTCAGAGCCGCGACGCGCTCGGGCGGATAACCGCCCGATTGCAGCAGCTCCAGCACCTCCTCGAGAAGGCGGTCGCCGCGCTCCAGCCTGTCGGCGGAGATGGCCGGGCCGAAGCACGCCTGCATCCAGTGCCCCACCCGCCGCTGGAAGGAAGACGCGTCGAGTGCGCGCTCCGCGATACGGCGCTTCTCCACCTCGCGGTTGTTCGCCTCCAGCAGCTCGGCCACGCGGGCGGAATGGGTGGCCGCCGTGTGGGCCCGGTCCTCCGTGAGACGGGCGATCTGGGCGAGGAGGTCCTCGCGGGTGCCTTCTTCGGCGAGGGCATTGAGATAGGCGCTCACGGCAGGACTCCTTCCGACACGTCGAACAGGCCGAGCGCGCCCTTGAGCGGGATGAAGGGGAGGGGCTCGACCTCTTCCAGCACCAGGCCGTAGCGGCCGAAGAACCAGGGCGAGGGGTGGCTGGTCACGCAGTCCACGAGCTTGGCCCGGCCGACGATGCCGCCGCGCGGCAGGTCGGCCATGGGCGGGAGGGCGAGGCCGAGGCTCGCGGCGAAGTCGCGGCACTCCTCGTATTCGTCGCGGGTCATGCCCTTGGCGGCATGAATGTCGAGCGGGCCGCGGTAGCTGGTCCACCAGTTCCGGTTTTCGACCGGCTTGCCGTGAAGGATGCACCAGGCCCACGGCTGGCGGATGGAAAGCGCCTTCATGCTGCGGTCCTCGCGATGCGATTCAGGCGCATTCTCAGGTTGCGGCAGTCGGCGATCTTCCTGTTGGCCTCGCCTGTATCTTCGTTGCTGGCCTTGAGCTTGAGGCGCGCGTCGCGCCAGCGGTCCTCCCATGTGTGGAGCGCCACACAGAGAAGAAAGCGTTCGTCGTTGGTGAGGTTGACGCTGAAGGGGCGCTTCATGCTGCGGTCCTCCGGGGGAGATCGTTGTGCTCGCGGCCATCTAGCAGGCGGCCGGCGCGGGCCTTGCCGACGCGGCGCATCACGTGGAATCGCTCGCCGTGGAAACCCTGGCCGCCGTCGAGGTTCAGCCAGGCGATGTCGGGCTTGCTGCCATCGAACTTGCGGGCGTAGTCGGCGCGCCAGTCCGGGTCTTCATTGTCCCGGTCGATAGCCACTTCCCAAGCGCCCCACTGCTTGAAGAAGTAGGGAATGCCGTGCGCGGCGCAGAAGTCGCGGGCGGCGCGGTGCCAGTCAGGGTGCGTCGGCCGGGCGCAGGGGCCGCTCTCGCCGCCGGAGATGAGGCCGGAGAGGAACTCCCATCCGGTCCAATCCACCGGGCCGAGGGCGGGCTCATAGCTGACGAAGGTAGACGCCCCGCGCTTGGCAAGAATCGAAAGATATGGCCGATGTTCATTCGCCCGCCGCTGGTCCTCGACCGAGACGCCGTGCAGTACATTCGGAAGACACGAGTGTTCATAAAGCGAGTTGCGAGCCGTTAGCGTCCCCGTGCGAGTCCGATTTGGCCAAGCTTTTCTAGACGGCTCGTCGTAAAGACGCTCATAGAGCGACCGTCCAAACAAATACGCGCGCATTCTCCGGGGCCGCTTTGTGAGCATTTGGAACGTGTGCTCCGGGCACAACGCCATCACGGCAAAGACGCGGTCAATCCACTCGTCAGGGACGCTTTCATGGAAGAGGTCGCCCATGGAATTGACGAAGATGCGGCGTGGGCGGCGCCAGCGCCGGGGCTGTGTCAGGATGTGATCGGGCGCGGGCGCGAGTTTTCCCGTCCAAACCGCGCCAGCCTTCCCGGGCATGGTGGTGCCAGCATAATGCGAAGCGGACCCCATAGCCTCCAGCCGCGCCGCCATGCGCATGGCGTAGCAATTGGTGCAGCCGGGCGAGACGAGCGAGCAGCCGACGATGGGATTCCACGTGGCGTCGGTCCACTCGATGGCGGAATTGTCAGCCATGGGCGCCTCCTTCCGGCCGGGCGGCGCGGATGATCTCGGCGCGGGTGGCGCGCTCGCCGGCGAGGTAGCCGGCCTTGAACTGCTTCTCCATGTCGCCCACGGCCTCGATGCGGCCGATGGCGTAGCCGACGAGGAAGGCGAGGGCCATCAGGCCGATGGTGACGGGGTCAGCCATGGCCTAGTCATCCTCGTCTTCGTCGTCGTCCTCAGTGGGCGTTAGCGCCACCACGGCCACGGCGACGTGAGTTCCGTTGAAGGACTGACGGGGCAGGCACAGGATGGGTTCGCGGCTGGGGTGGTAGTGCCCGAGCGTGTAGACAGCGGCGATCAAACGATCATCGGGCACGCAGGAGATGGAATAAGAGCCGCCGTGCTCCTTGTAGTGGGCCTCGGCGGCGGCGTTCAGGGCGAGCACTGCCGCCTTCGCCTCAATCATGTCGGACAGCGTAACATCCTTGAGGCTGCCGGCTTCGACCTCCAGCCCAATTGTGAGCATGGCCCGGGCGTTGATCGCCTTGACGATCTCTTTGGCGCGTTCGATTTCCATCGCTCACACCCGCATCGGCATGAGGACGAAGAGGGACCCGGTGCCCTCCGCCTCGGGGGTGATGAGGCAGGGCGATCCGGGGTCGGCCATGGCCATCTGCACCCGCGCGCCGGGCACCGCGGCGAGGATTTCGGCGACGTAGGTGACGTTGAAGCCGATATCGAGCGGCTCCGCGTCATAGACGGCTTCGAGCTCGTCTATCGCATTGCCCGTGTCCGGATTCTGCACGATGACCGTAAGCGCGCCGGTTGCGAACGAGAATTTCCCCGCCCTCCCGCGCTCGCTGGAAACGGTGGAGACGCGGTCGACGGCCGCGGCGAGCGCCTCCTTGTCGAGCGTCGCCAGCTTGTCGTTGCCGGAGGGGATGACCCGCCCATAGTCCGGGAAAGTGCCGTCGATGAGCTTGGTGGTGAGCGTGGTTACGCCCGCCGTGAGCCGCAGCTTGGTGGTGCTCACTTCCAGCCGCACGCTTTCCTCGCCCAGCGGCTTGAGCAGGCGGGCGATCTCGCCCACGGCTTTGCGGGGCACGATGATGCCGGCCATGCCATCGGTGCCCTGGGGGGCCAGCACCTGGTGCTGCGCCAGCCGGTGTCCGTCCGTGGCCACGGCGCGCAGGGCCGGGCCGTCCTCGGCACCGACAACGTGCAGGTAAATCCCGTTCAGGTAATAGCGGGTTTCCTCGCTGGAGATGGCGAAGCTCACCCGATCCAGCATGTTCAACAGCGCGGACGCCTGTAGAACAAAGGTGTTGGAGAAGTCGCCGGCGGAGAGGTCCGGGAAGTCGCCCGCCGCCAGCGTGTTCACGCTGATGCGGCTGCGCCCGCTCCTGATGGTGAGCTTGCCCCGCTCGCCGTCATCCGCCAGTTCCACCTTGGCGCCGGCCGGCAGCTTGCGCACGAAGTCCGCCGCCATCTTGGCCGGCAGGGTCGTCTCGCCCGGGGCGGCCACCTCCGCCTCGGCGGCGCTGATGGCCTCCATGTCGAGATCCGTGCCGGTGATGGCAATGGTGCCGTTGCTCGTGCCGCCGTTCGCCACGGCCGCTTGCGCGGCCTGCTCGGGCGGGCGCGCCACAAGGCGGACGTTGGAGAGAATCGGGATGGTGTTCCGGGTCTCGACCACGCGGCCGACGCGGTCCAAAGCGGCGGCCAGCGCGTCGCGGCTGATGGTGAGTTTCATCGGACGGATTCCTCAGGTGTCGCCATTCGCTGCGGCATCCGGTCCGGAATCCGCAGAGAACGGCGCGTAGGGGTCGGCGGGTGGCACCAGGTGCGCTGGCATCTGCCGGCGGTAGCGCCATGCGAGATGCTCCACGTGGCGCACCTGTGCCCGCGTGAATTTGCGCGGATCGATCCTTCCGATGTCCCGGGCGAAGCGCTTGTGGGGCGAGCCCGGCAGGAAGGTGACGCCTTGCAGGGCCGCGATGCGGTCGAGCACAAGCCCGGACTGGTGCATCATGCTGCCGCCCTCTGGTCTGCGCCGTTCGCTCCGGACGGCGCGGTGAACAGGTCCGGTGCGGCGTTTGCCTGGCGGGCGGCGGCCTGCTCGGCCTTGAGTTCGGCGCGCAGCGCATCGCAGGTCGCGCGCACCAGTTTTTGGGCGAGGGCGGCGCGCGGGGCATGCCGGCGCGTCGCTTTCACATAGGCCGCCGCCATCTCCCGGCGGCGCCGTTCAAGATGCGTAATCCGGGAGGTGCCGGCGGCGCGGGTCATGGCGTCAGGCCGCCATCTCGGGCGCGCCCTCGAAGGCGGGTAGGCTGGTTTCCTTGGCGGCGCGGGCGAGATCGTCCTGCACGCGCTCGCGCAGGAAGAATTCCCAACGATAGAGCTGGTAGAACCAGACGACCTCGCCGCCGGCCGCGCGATAACGCAGGCGGGCGGGAATGCGCACCACCTCGGGCTCGGCATCGCCCGCGAGGAACGGCGCGACCGAGACGATGAAGATGCCGGGGATGTCGATGGGCTGGCCGTTGGCGCCCGTGTGCTCGGTTTCGAACACCATCTGGCGCTCGCCGGAGGCATTGCGCACGGCGCTCTTCATCTTCGCGCCCACGTTCACCTCGAGGTGGCGGCTGAGGTCGAGGATCTCGGCGGGCGTGCCGAACCGCTCCTTGAACATCGGCTCGAAGGTGTTGATTTCGTACTGGTCGGGTGCGGCCAGTTCCGCCGCGTGCTCCTCCATGAATTCGGCGAAGTCGGCCTGCTTGAACGTCTTGCCATGGCCGGCCACCCACACCTTGAACTCGTCGGTGAGCGGGAACGGATAGGCGATGCGGTGCTTGCCCCGGCGGGCCGTCTTGGTCTCGCCGGGCATGTGATAGTCGATGACGGCGGTGAGCTTGGGCTCGGGCCAGGCGGTCTTGGCGAAGATGGCGGAGCCGTCATCCTTGTGGCGGTTCGTGAGTTCGATGAAGCTCGCGAGCGTGGTGACGACGGCGGTGCCGACCCGCTCCAGCGGCGGCTTGGCGGCGCGCACCTCTTCGAGCAGCGAGATCGGCTTCTGCGCGTGGCGGTCCCAGAGGATGGGGACATTATCGGGCAGGTCCGGCCCGAGGCCCTTGGTGGGCACCTGCAGGATGGTCGGCACCGAGCCCTCGCGGGCAAGCGCGGCGATGGCTTCCACGGTGGCGCCCTCGACGCTGCCGAGGAAGGTGGGGGGAGAGGTGAGCAGAAGCTCGCCGGCGGGTTCCTCGCTGGGCGGCGGCGACGTGGTCTTGTCGGTCATGGTCGGTCCTTTGCTTGGTGAGAGGGCGGTGCAGGCGGTCAGGCGGTGTCGCGGCGCGTGATGTCGCGCGGGCCGAACATGTCCTGTTGGCTCGGGTGCTCGACGGAGAGCGCGCCGTCGACGATCCAGAACGTGCAGGCCTTGAACCCCTTCTTCTTCGGGGGCTTCATGTCGATCTGCGGCAGGCAGTCGATCCGGTCGCCGACCTTCTGGACCTTGATGGTGAGGGTGATGGTGCCGCTGGCGGTCTCATCCGGGTGCTGCTCGACGGCCTCGATGAGGCGATGGAGTTCGGAGTCGGCCTCCTCCTCCACCCGGCCGCGGTGCATGATGCCAACCGCCTCGAAAAACTTGCGAAGGGTGCGTGCCATTTGGTCCTCGGGAGCGCTCAGGCCGCCTTTGCGGCGAGGTGGGGGAAAAGGGTGTGGAGGCGGGCGCGCCATTCGTCGGCGGCCTTGGGCCAAGGCCACACCTTGATGCGGCCAAGGCGGGCGGGCGGGGGCACGCGCTCGACGCTCGGGTGCCAGGGCTTGGGCGGCTTGCAGAGCAGGTCGCGCCGCTCGGCGGCGAGCATGGCGAGATCCCACTGGCGCACGCGCGCGGCGATGTCGGGCGGTAGGGGCCACGGGTGGCCGGCGGCTTCATGGATCGCCGCGTCGATCTTGGATTCCATGGCGGCGAGGGCCTGGAGGAACAGCCCGTGGCCATATCCGCCGCGATGGTCAAGCCCTTGGTCCGCTGCCACCACCTCACCCACATGGGCCGCGAACGCCTGCTTCAGCGGCGTCATCTGGTCCTTGATGTAGGCTTCCTTGGCGTCGTGCAGCAGGAAGGCGCGGGCCGTATCGATGGAGCCGGTCTCGGCGATGATGGTGTCGGCGCCGAGCACGCAGTGCTGCGCAACGCTGTAGGGGCCGGAGCGCACATGCCCGCCGAACCGTGGCTCGCGGGCCAGCGCCTCGGCCACGTCGTGCTCTAGGTCCACCATGCCCGGCGTCGGCGCCATGAGGTCGAAGGCGCGGCCGGTCCCGGTCTGCATCCAGATGTCGGTCATTGGGCCGCCCCCGTGGTGGGAGCGTTGGTCTGGATGATGTCGCCCGCCGCCTCGGCCTGCGCCCAGGCAAGGCTGCGCCCGTGCTGGAAGGCGCCCGAGCAGAGCGTGACCACATCCTTCCGGCTGCAGCCCGCGTTCATGGCGATGAACTCTGCGCGGGCGGCCAACCCGCCGGCCATGTTGGACACGAAATCGGCGATGGACGCTTGCATCACTAGGCTTGGATGCGTCTCGGTCGCGGTGCGAATGCTCTGCATCGCCACATTCATGGCGCGGATCACATCGACGCCCATGCTTTTCAGGGCGGCGGCTTCTGCGTCCGTGAGTTCGGCCTGGTTGCGGCCCCTACCGGACTTGCTCATGCCACCTCTCCGTCGTCGGGCTGGATGGGTTCGAAGCGCCAGGGGCGCAGAGGGACGACGGCACAGGGATGCGCCTCGGGCGCGGGTCCGGCGTCGAGGCGGCGGGTGGCGGCCTCGATCGTGTGGTCGATGACGCGGACCATGGTCGGCGTGCAGCGCGGGTCCTGGCTGGTGTTGATGAGCCAGATGCCGAGCTTGTCCACCACCTGGCGATGGCCCTGCATGGCGGCCTGAAGCATCCCCTGCGAGGAGGCCCACACCAGATGGGCGATGGAGCCCGGCCCGGTGCCGCTGGGGGTGAAGGTGATGAGCGTGCCCATCAGGGTTTCCTCTCCGTTTTGCGGGCGAGTTTCGCCATCGCCGCGAGGGCGAGGCTGGCGGGGAGACAGGCGGCGGTGAGCGCGAGCACCGTCGTCGCCGTGGTGAAGGCGACGGCGGCACCGATGAGGTCGGAGCCCTGGCGGGCGCGCGCCCCCGCCTCTCTCGCTGCGCGTTCGGCCTTCGCGTCATAGAGCGTGGCGGCGCCGGCTGGGCCGGGGGCGTTGGTCCCGCCGGGCGCCGCCACGGCATCGGCGCTGGGGGGCACCGCCGATGCATCCCGCGCGCGGCCCCGCTGCCGCCGCTTGGGAAGGGTGAAGGGGAGGAGGCGGCCCATCAGGCGTGCTCCTTCTCAATTTCGACGAGGCGCCGTCGTGCCTCGGCGATGGTGAGGCGCGGCGCCTTGCGCCGGGCAAGCATCCAGCAGAAGAAGCAGATTCCGCCGGTCCACTGCATGGCATCGCTGCCCATCCAGACACCGATGCCGATCATGGCGCCGAAGGTCGCGAGGGTGACGGCATCGCTGACGATGGATTGGGCGGCCGTCTCGTGGATGATGATGATTTCCGGGCCGCTCATGCCGAGGCGCTCCCCTGCTGGCGGGCCCGCCGGGCGGCGAGCACCTTGGGCGGGCGGCCGCAGCCGCGCTCGGCGCGGAGCGCGCGCAGCATGGCGCCGCTGTAGCGGGAGCGGTCGACATGGTGACCGCGCACAAAACGCACGCGGCGATGCGGGACTCGTGGCGTCATGAAGGCCGGATGCAGCCGCTGCGACGCGGCGGCCTGAACCATCGCCTTGATCTCGGGGCCGGAGAGCCCGTTGAAGCGCGCGGCGAGGGCGGAGAGAGCGGAACCGACGCCCAGCATCACGCCACCTCGCCACATTCGGGGCAGACGGGGCCGGCGATGCGGCGGGCCTCGTCGGCGTATTCGGTGATCTGCGCCGTGGTGAAGCCGGCGCGGGCGAGGTCGTGCACGTCGCAAAAGCCGCGGGCGGCGGCGCATTCCTTGAACACCTGCGCCATCCGGTGCGGGATGGTGACGGCCTCGCACGGCTGGTCATTGGCGGGGGCCTTGATGACGAGCTTGAAGCGCACCGCGAGGAACGGCCGCTCGTAGCCGTGCAGGTAGACCAGCGGCGCCTCTTGCCCGAGGGCCGCGTCGAGGCTCTCGGCCTCCTTGACCGCGCGCACGGAATAGATCTGCTGGAGGACCAGCGGCAGCGGCGCGCCGGAACCGGCGATGTCGATGCACCGCACGATGTCGCCGGGGCCGAAGGGGCAGGGCGCCGGGAAGATGGTTTTCGTGGCGAGCGCGGTCATGTCAGGCCGCCTTTCCGAAAAAGGCATCGAACACATCGCAGCCTTCCGCCTGCTGCGCCTCGTTCAGCGCCGCGTGAAGCGCGGGAATGGCCGTTCCCAGCCGACGGTGCAGGGTGTGGGCGAGCGCGAGCACGGTCGCGGCGTCGGTGGCCGCCTCCTGCTGCCGCGTGGTGAGTTCGGTCTCGTCCCCCGAAAGCGTCGCCTCGCCCACGATGCGTGGAAGCACAATGGCCGCGTTCCGCAGGCGGTCGAGCGCGCCCTGGATGTCCTCGATGACGTGAACCGCCGGGCTGACCGCGGCAAACGCCGCCGCCGCCTCCTGCGGGGTGAGTTGGTCCGGGTGGGGGGTCATGGGTGGCTCCCGTGAAGGTGAGCCAACGTCTACACGATATGTGTTGATAGTGTCAACATGCTTCGTGTTGATGTCTGCCGCGGTCTACATGACGCGCGTTGAAAGTGGCGCCTAGCCTTCCATCGGAGGGCGCGCATGGAGGGGATCGGCTTTATCCTTGCCGTAGTCGGGATGATGGCTGCCGCCATTATCCTCGTCCGTCGCATGTTGGCGGGTGGCAGCGCTGCCCGTGGCGAGGCCCCTGTGCCGCAGGATGTGCCGCGCCCTCGTCCGAAGGCTCAGGACGTGCCAGACTTTTTGACTGAGCTGCGAGATGAGATCAGGGAACGCCAGAACGCGGCGACCCGGCGGCCCGTTTCGGCTTTCATGCGCGTGCCGCTGACCAAGCAGCAACGGGAGTTCGCGACCGCCGCCCACGAGTTCCTGCGTCGGGATGATCCTGTGATGGCGCAAAGGTTTGCCGTCGAGCCCGGCGGCTTGCGCGCGCCCTGCGATGCCGAGATGCTGGATGTCTTCGCGCATCGCGGCTTGTGGCTGGTTGAAACGTCCCTTGATACGATGCTGCGGGACGGCGAAATCACGAAAGCAGAAAAGCTATCCTATCATCGTTCGCTGCGCAGTCTTGAGAACAAGATGCACGCATGTCTCGATGAGAAAAAATACAGACTGTCGTGAATGGCCTACTATTGCTTGAGCCGAACCAAGCCTTTTACGTTTTCACCATTGGGCCCATAGAGCAGGAGCCCCGCAATGCAGGCGGCATCAGGATTTACGCCTTTCCAAGGCGCAATCTGTTCCTTGTATTTCTCAAGGAACGCAGATTTGACGGTCGCATCGGAAAAATCCAGCCCGAACCCCTGCATGATGACCGCCATGACGAGGTCGTTGGTCTCCAGCTTCGGGCAGATGTCTGCCGCCGCCTGGGCCTGGGCGATGTGACCAAGCGCGTTCTTCTGCTTCTGCGTCAGGCTCGCCGCCGCTGCAGTGCCGCCGAGCGCCACGAGGGCAAGGAGAGTGGCAAGCATCCGCATGGGCTGGTCCTATCCCGAATAGCGCCAGTCCACCGGCGCCGCCCACTTCAGGCGCACGTCCGTCATGGGCATGGCGTTGTAGCTCCACAGCGTCCAGAAACCGGCCCGTGAGCCGGGCTGAAGCCGCTTGACGAAGATGCGGCCGTCTTCCAGCGCCACCACGCATTCGCGCTGGCCAAGCTGGCGGATGCTGTCCGGCGTGTTGTAGATGCGGTCGTAATAGAGGATCTCGCCCTCGTAGAACCGGGGCTCCATGGAATCGCCCTTGACCTTCACCGCGACGCAATCGTGGCTGACGGCGGGCGGTGCGGGCACCTCGTCGAGGCCGGCACCCTTGGCGTGGTCGTCGATCAGGTGAACCTCGGTGCCCGCGCCGACATAGCCCACCACATTGACCATGCGCGCCGGGGGCGGTTCCTCGCCCTTGTCCTCGACGCCGAGGAGCCACGCGGCCTTGACCTTGAACTTGCGTGCATATTCGCGAGCGCGCTCATCGTCGAAATCGTTCTGGCCGTTCTCGTGGGCGGCGTAGGTCGACTCCTTCCAGCCGAACCGCAGCGCCGCCTGGCGCGCCGAGGGAAACCCTGCGTCGGCCCGTGCCTTGCGGAGACGTTCGTTCTTTGATTCGCGCATAAGCGGATCATCACGAAACGTGTAAACACATGTCATGTTGACGCGATCAACATACATCGTGTAGATACTCCCTCATGATGACCATTGCCGACCTCATGGATGCATTCGGCGGGGTCACGGCCTTCGGGCGCGTGATCGGCAAGAGCCAGTCCGCCGCGAGCGAGATGAAGCGCCGGGGCGCGATCCACGTGCGCTATTGGCCTGCCGTGATCGCAGCGGCGGCGGCGCGGGGCATCCCCGGAATTACCGCCGAACGCCTGATGACGCTGCACGCCGGCGAGGTGCCGCTCCCCACCCCCGCCAACGACACCCGCCCCACCAGCGCGGAGGACGCGGCATGAGAGATATGCGCAATCTCGTTGCCGGGATGGAGCGGCTCATGGAGGACTTGCCCCGCCCGGACCGCGCCAAGCTGGTGGAGGATCTCTCCTCCCTCACCGGCCGTTCGGACATCACAGTCAGGGAGGGGCGCCTCACGCTCAGCGTGCCGATCCCGGTTGCGCTCGACCATGTCATGTCCTCCGCTCTCATCACCGCAGCGAGCCTGATCCGCGTGAATGCGGAGACCGTTGTGCGGGCCGCCGCTGTGCTCGACGCCGCCTCATTTGAAGTCTGGGTGTTGAATGCCGGCCACCTGCCCGATCCGTCGGCTCAGGGCTTCGAGCTCGGTGCGCATGGGGCTGCCTTGCGGCATGGGCCCGTAGGCCTCGGGGAGGAAATGCAGGGCGATGGGTCCGAGGAAATCCCGGGCCTCGCGGTCCTTGTCGACGATGCGCTTGGCGAGAAGCCCCACCAGGTCCTGCACGAAGTTGCAGAAGACCACCTCGTCCCCGGAAAAGCCATGCCTGGACATCCCGAACCCCTCGTGCCCCGGAGGTCAACGCCTCCGCCGTGATCTGACCGGCAGACCCTCGCACCAGAACACCGTTTTCGGAACGAAAAAGCAGAGGAGCTTTTTTCGTGGACGATACCGCTTTGCCCGATGGGCTCATCACCCTCATCAAGAGCACCACGCGTGCCGCCGTGGCGTCCCTTGCCGTGTCCGGCACCACGGGGCCGCAGCGGCTGGAGCATCTCACCGGCTTTTCCGCCGGCACCATCAGCCGCTGGCAGGGCGACGCCCACAAGGATCTGATGCCGCTGGAGGTGGTGTTCCTGGCCGAGTTCATCAGCCAGAAACCCGTTTTCGCCCGCGCGCTGGCGGCCCTCACCGGGCACCGTCTGGTGCCGATCGATGCCGGCGACGGCGCTCACGAAGGCGACCTCACCCGCGACATGGTGGAGCTGGCCGCCTCCGCCGCGCAGGTGACCATGGCCTATGGCTCCGCGCTGGCCGACGGCGTGGTGACGCCGCGCGAGCGCGAGGACATCCGCCGCGCCAAGGCAAAGCACCAGGAGATGCTGGCCCGCGCCGGCCGCAACCTCGCCGATCTGCCCACCGCCGGCGGGGAGGGCTGACCCATGGGCTGGCCTTCACGCGCGGTGCGGCGGCAGTGGCGGGCGGTGCGCGACGGCGTGCGCGGCAGCGCGGCGCTGCTTGACGCCCTCGTGCGCATCCACGGCCAGCCGCCCGCCGACGTGCGGGATGACACGGCGGAGGCCAGCCATGCGCGATGACTTCCCGGTGGTGAACCGCTCGCGCGGCAAGCTGCTTCCGCCCCTCCCGGTGCAGGAGATCGCCTGTAGCCGCTGCCCGAATACCGATTCCATCGGTGCCGCCGCCGGGCGCCGCCCGCCCCACACCGTGGCGCGGGATTTCGGACGGCGCGGCTGGCGGGTGGTGGACGCCGGAAAGCACGTCTGCCCCGCCTGCATTGCCGCAGAGATCGAGCGCCGCCGGGCGCCGCAACCCGAGAGCACCGCCATGGCACCCAAGCCCAAGGAACCCGCGCCGCTGCCGGCTCCCGCCAATGAGAATGCCGGCCATGCCTCGGCGGCGGCGAGCGACGCCATCGTCAACCTCTATTTGCTGCTCTCCGACCATTACGACAAGGCCCGCAAGGCCTATGCCGAAGGGTGGGATGACGACCGCGTGGCGAAGGAGGCGGGCCTGTCGCCCGTCCTCGTCGCCGAGCGGCGCGAGAAGGATTTCGGCCCGCTGGTGAAGGACACCACGCTCGAAGACATCGCTGCGGCGACGTTGGCCCTCGCGCAGGAGGTCGCCGGGCTCGAAGGGGAGATCGACGCCCTCCAGCGTGCCACGGCCTCGGCGATCACCACCTGCGGGCGTCTCAAGGTGAGCCTCAACGCCCTGCGCAAGGTCCAGGGCCGTCTCTCGGCAGCCCCTGCCATCAAGGCGGCCTGAGCCATGACCGCGCCCGCGCCCACCCCTCGCCGCATCCAATTGTCCCGCGCCAAGGGCTGGCGCATGCCGGAGAACACCGTGCGGGTGGACCGCGCGACCGTGTTCGGAAACCCGTTCAAGATCGAGCAGTGCCGCGAGGCCGGCTTTCGCGGCACCGACGCGGAACTGGCGGACCGGTGCGCCGAGGCGTTCCGTGTGTGGCTTGGTCCCCATTGGCGCATGAACTGGGACGGCCCCGAGAGTGAAGCCGCCCGGGGCGCTCTACTGGCGCGGCTTCCCGACCTGCGCGGCAAAAGCCTCGCCTGCTGGTGCAAGCCCGGCGCGCCTTGCCATGCCGACGTGCTGCTGGATATGGCCAACCGCCCGACCTGTGAGGCGGTGTCGTGAGCCCCGTCGCGTCCATCGCCGCGCGCGAGCTGGAGGCCTGCGGGCTCGATCCTGTGGCGGCATGGCTTGTCGCCGTCGCCGTCCTTGGCGCGCTGCGCCGGGCCGGCTTTCGCCCGGTGCCCGTGGAACCCACGCGCCGCATGGTGGTCGCATCCATGGATGCGCTCGGCCCGCCCACGGGCCGGCCGTGGATCAGGTCGACCCGCGTCAAGCATCGCCGGCGCCTCACGGCCGCGATTTCCGCTGCGCCCGAGGTGCTGCCATGAGCGGAACCTCCTCCGCCGACCTCGCCTTCTCCGATTGGGTGGCCGAAGCCCGCGCCGTCGGCGTTCTGGATGAGCTTGGCCGTCGGGGCGTCGCGCTCAAGCGGGCCGGGTCCGAGATGGTCGGGCCGTGCCCGGTGTGCGGCGGGCGGGACCGGTTCGGCGTCCATGTGCGCAAGGGCATCTGGCATTGCCGTCATGCCGGGCGCGGGGGCGATGCCATCGCTTTGGTGGAGTATCTCGACGGGGCGGATTTCCTCGCCGCGTGCGAGACGCTCACCGGACGCCCGCCGCCGCGCGGGGAGGGGACGCGCGCGACGCCGGAGGAACTGGCGGCCCGCGAGGAGGAGCGCCGGGCGAAGGCGGCCGAGCGCGAGGCCGAGAACAACCGTTACCGCGAGGTCGAGCGGCGGAAAATCTATGGCATGTGGGGCGCCTCGATGCCCATCGCCGGCACGCCGGCAGCGGACTATCTGGGCGGGCGGGGCATTCCGGACCCGCGCTCGCGCGCCCTGCGCTTCAAGGCTGATCTCGCATTCTGCCACGGCGAGGAAGAGGACACGGACGGGCGCAAATATGCCCGCGTGCTGCATCGCGGCCCGGTCATGCTCGCCGCCATCACCGGCCCGGATGGGCATTTCCGCGGCCTGCACATGACATGGATCGACCTTAGCCGGCGCAAGGGCAAGGCGGAGATCGTCGATCCCGACACGGGCGAGGTGCTGCCAGCCAAGAAGATGCGCGGGTCGAAGCTGGGCGGCGCCATCGTGCTGGTGCCGGCCTGGAGCGGCATGGCGCGCACCGTCTATGCCGGCGAGGGCATCGAGACCTTGCTCTCGGTCTGGGCGGCGCTGGTGGCGGCGGGGGTGGACCTGCGCGATACCGCCTTCATTTGCGCGGCGGACCTCGGCAATCTTGCCGGGCGGGCGATGGAGTCCATCGTCCACCCGACCGACAAGGTGGCCGACAAGCGCGGCCATATGCGGCGCGTGCATGTGCCCGGCCCGGTGCCGGATTTCGACAGCCCGGCCATGCTTATTCCGCCGGAATGCACCGAGCTGGTGCTGCTGGCGGACGGCGACAGCGAGCCCTTCTTCACCCGCATGGCGATGGAACGGGCGACGGCCCGCCACGCCGCGCCCGGCCGCACCGTCCGCATCGCCTGGGCGCCGCCGGGCCAGGATTTCAACGATGTGCTGATGGAGGCGCTCGCCCCCGAGCAGCCTGCCGGCACGGCAGGCGTGGCGAACGGGGCACGAGAAGACCTCGCCCCCGAGCAGGGGCGAAGCCCCGTAGCGAACGGGGCCAACGATGTTCCCGAGCAGGCAGGCGGAACTCCTGCCGTGGCGAACGGCGCACACGACGCGCCCGAGCAGCCCGCCGGCCCGGCGGGCGTGGCGAACGGCGCCAGCCAACACGGAGAGGCCGCATGAGCCGGGAAGGCAAATCGCTTTGGGCGGACGGGGTTGCGGATCAACACCTGCGTCGTCTGGCGGGCGAGGGGTATTCGGCCGCGCAGATCGCCGAGGCCTTGAGCCACAAGGGATGGTTCGTCAGCAAGGCGGCCGTCATCGGCCGTGCGCACCGTACCGGCGTGAATCTCGGACAAGGGCGCGTGGTGGTCACGCCCGTCGAGCGTGTCGAGCGCCGCCGCGAACAGGATGCCGCCAATGCGCGCCGCCGCCGGGCCGAGCGGCGCGAGAGCGCACCATCTCCCGCGCCCGCGCCGAAGCCTGTCACAGGCCGCAAGCGCATCTCCGGGGGGGCGCTGCCGCCTTTGCCCTTGGCCGCCGACGTGCCTGCGGAGGAGGTGGGCGGCATTGCCTTCGCCTCGCCGGACCTGCGCCACGATGCCTGCCGCTGGCCGCTGCGCGGTGAGGGGCTGGGCCTCGTGGTCTGCGGCGACAGGACGGGAGAGGGCGCTAGCTACTGCGCGGCGCACCATCGCATGGCCTATGTGCGCGGCACCGCCCGCGAGCCCCGCCCCGCCTATGACGTGCACGTCATGCCCGCCCGCAGCAGCAAGCGCCACGAGGCCGACCTGGTTGACGCCTTCGCTGGCGGAAGGGCGGCGTGATGGCCCCGGAAACCTTCCTCGGCGGGCGGGTGACCCTGCATTGCGGGGACAGCCGCGAGGTGCTGCGCGCCATCCCCGACGCGAGCATCCATGCCGTGGTGACGGACCCGCCCTATGCGCTGGTGTCCGTCCGTGAGCGATTTGGTAATTCCCCCCGAAGTGAAGCGACAGAAAATCTGGCTAATCCGTATGGCCGAACCGGCCGTGGGTTTATGGGGCAGAAGTGGGACACGGGCGAAACCGCCTTCGCGGCGGAGTTCTGGGCCGAGGTGCTGCGCGTGCTCAAGCCCGGCGGCCATGTGGTGGCGTTCGGCGGCACGCGCACCGACCATCGGCTCAAGTGCGCCATTGAGGACGCCGGCTTCGAGGTGCGGGACACGCTGCTCGAGCTGATGAGTCTCGATCCCATCTTGTGCGACTTCATCAATTCGCTCTCCGACACGCAGCTCGCCGCCTTCATGCGCGTCGTCGACCTGATGGGCTTCGAGGGGCTGCGCGCCTGGGTTTATGGCACCGGTTTTCCGAAGAGCCACGCCGCCGCCAAGGGCATCGACAAGGCACTGGGCGCGGAAGGCGAGGTGGTGCCGGCCGGCTCGCCCGTGCGGCGCATTCGGCCGGGCGCGGACCAGAACAAGGGCGGGACGTGGGAGAAACTGACGGACCGCACCTATCAGCCGGGCGCCTATGTTCCCGGTTCGGCCGAGGCCGAGGCGTGGCAGGGCTGGGGCACGGCGGTGAAGCCGGCGTGGGAGCCCATCATCCTTGCCCGCAAACCGCTGGAAGGCTCGGTTGCCGCTAATGTGCTGGCGCATGGCACGGGCGCGCTGAATATCGACGGATGCCGGATTGATGCCCCCGAAGGAAGCGTGGTGCGAATGGCACACGCCGAAACAGGCAGCAAGCGGGGATATGATGGTGGATTGAAAGGCGGGGCGCGAACGGAGCCGCAAACCCTCGGCCGTTTTCCCGCAAACCTCGTGCATGACGGCTCACCGGAGGTGATGGCCGCCTTCCCGGACGCGCCGGGACAGCAGCGTGCGGTGACGGGCAAGGAGCCATCCAGCCCCTTCGCCAATGTCTATGGCGACATGCCCTCGCGCGCTGGCGGCGCTATTCCGCGTGGCGACTCCGGCTCGGCCGCCCGGTTCTTCTATTCCGCTAAGGCGGACGCCGACGACCGGCTGGGCTCCAAGCACCCGACCGTGAAGCCGGTGGATCTCATGCAGTGGCTCTGCCGGCTTGTGACGCCGCCCGGCGGCACGGTGCTCGACCCCTTCGCCGGCACCGGCACCACGGGCGAGGCGGCCTGGCGGGAGGGGTTTTCCGCCGTGCTGGTGGAGCGCGAGGCCGAATATCAGGCCGATATCCGCCGCCGCATGGCCCTCTGCCGCGCCGGTCCCGCCGAGCGCAAGCGCGAGAGCGCCAAGGCCCGCGCCGCCAATGACGATCCCGGCCCGCTCTTCGGCGCCGCTTCCCAACAGAAAAGGGCCGCCGAATGAACGCCCACACCCTCCCGGCCGGCATCACCGTCCGCGAACTCGTCATTGACAGCTTCGCCGGCGGCGGCGGGGCCTCCACGGGCATCAGCATGGCGCTCGGGCGCGACCCGGACATCGCCATCAACCACGACCCGCTGGCGCTCGCCATGCACCGCGTGAACCATCCCGGCACCCGCCACATGGTGCAGGACGTGGCGACGGTGGACAGCGTGAGCATGTGCGCCGGCCTGCCCATTGGCATGCTCTGGATGTCGCCCGACTGCACGGACCATTCCAAGGCCAAGGGCGCGGCGCCGCGCCGGGATGGGGACCGCACCACGCGCGGCATCGGCTGGGCCATCGTCGGCTGGGTGAAGGCGCTCCCGGCGTGGCAGAGGCCGCGCGTCGTCTTCCTTGAGAACGTGGAAGAATATGTCGATTGGGGGCCGCTCACGGCAGACGGCAAGCGCTGCCCCGTGCGCAAGGGCGAGACCTTCCGCGCGTTCGTCGCGGCCTGGACCGCGCTCGGCTATGGCAAGATCGAATGGCGCCAGCGGCGCGCCTGGTGGAGCGGCTCGGGCACCATCCGCCGCCGGCTCTACATGGTGATGCGCCGCGACGGCGCGCCCATCGTCTGGCCGGAGCGCGCCTTCGGCAATCCGGCCGATCCGGAGGATGCGGCCCGCATCGCGGCGGGCGCGCTGAAGCCGTGGGTGACGGCGGCGGACAGCATCGATTTCACGCGGCCCATCCCCTCCATCTTCGACACGTCCGCGCAGATCCGCGCGAAGCTCGGCATCACCGCCAAGCGCCCGTTGGCGCCGAAGACGGGCGCGCGCATCGCCAAGGGCGTGCGGCGCTATGTGCTCGATGCTGCGCGGCCGTTCCTGGTGAAGGTGAACCACACCGCGCGGGACGAGGCGCGCGACCGCGCCTTGGGCCTGCCGCTCACCGCCATGACCAGCAAGCGGGACGATGCCCTCGTCGCGCCTGTCATCGCGTACGCGCAGCAGGGCGGCGGTGTGCGCTCTCCGGCCGATCCGCTCCACACCATCACGGCGTCGCCGAAGGACCAGAACGTCATCATCGCGCCCGTGCTGGCGGGCTGCGGCGGCCGGGCGGGTCAGTCCGAGCCCCGGCCGGGTGATGTGCCCGTCCTGACGCAGACGGCGAAGGCGGACCTCTGCCTTGTGGCGCCCTATCTCGTGCCGCGCTACGGCGAGCGGGAGGGGCAGGAGCCGCGCACCTATCCCTGCGACAAGCCGGGGCCGACGCCTGCGCCGACCGGCAATGAGGGCAGCGTGGCGGTTGTCCACCTGTCGCGGCAGTTCGGCGCCTCGGTCGGATCGGAGGCCGGTGAGCCCGTGGGCACGGTGACGGCGGGCGGGGGCGGCAAGACGGCGCTCGTGTCGGCTTTCATCGCCCAGCACAACACCGGCGTGGTAGGGCACGACGTTCGCAAGCCCATCTCCACCATCACGACGGGCGGCGCTTTCGGGATCAGCCAACACGGCCTCGTGGCCGCTCACATGCTGACCCTGCGCGGCTCCGACCGGCGCGACGCGGCGGCGGGCGAGCCCCTGCGCACGGATTCGGCCCACGGCCAGCATCATGCCGTTGTCTCGCTGCCGCTGATGACGGCCTATTACGGCTCCGATGAAGTGGGCGGCGCCGTGGATGCGCCGATGCGCACGGACACCGCCAAGCCGCGCTTCGGCCTCGTCTCGGCCAATGCCGCCGTGCCGCCCTTCGGGCCGGAGCACGCGGCGCGGGCGCGCGAGGTGGCCGAGTTCCTGCGCGGGCATGGCTGCTGGGAGGGCGGCGACCTGGTGACGGTGGAGATCGACGGCACCACCTTCGTCATCGTCGATATCTGCATGCGCATGCTCACGCCGCGCGAGCGCTACAACGCCAACGGCTTCCCGCGCGACTACATCATCGACCACGGCCTCGACGAGGACGGCCGCGTCATCCGCTTCACGCAGGAGCAGCAGGGCCATATGTGCGGCAACGCCGTCTGCCCGACCGAGGCCGAGGCGCTGGTGGGCGCGAACTATGTGCCGCGCGAGGTGGTGGTGCCCAGCGCCCGAGCCGGCGGGCGGAACGCCCGCCGTGGCGAACGGCGCCACGAAGAGGCGCAGCCGTCCTTCTTTCAGGAGGCGGCGGAGTGACCGAGCCGGCCGAACAGCGCCCGCCGCAGCCGGTGCCCGCCCCCCAAGGCGCGCCCATCGTGCCGCCCGAGGCCGCCGCGCGCATCGCCGCGCTGGTGCGGGGGGGCGCACCCATTCCGTCGCCCGCCAATGACGACCTGCGGGAGGAAAGCTGGGATGACGTCAGGCCCCCGGCTTCCCCCTTGGTCGCCACGCCGCAGATGGGGAGGGAAGGCGAGCCTGCCGGCGGTGACGATGGTGATTTTGAAGGGCTGGAGCCGCCTCCGGATGGGTTCGATCCTTCCGACGCGACCCTCAACGCCTGCGCTCGCGAGCCCCTGAACGACATCGGCAATTCCCGGCGCCTGCGCGTGCGGTTCGGGCCCGACATCCTGTTCGTGCCCAATCTCGGCTGGCACTATTGGGACCGCCGCCGCTGGCTGCGGCCAGAGAATGACGAGGATGTGGTGCGCCGCTTCGCGCACCCGACCGCCGAGGCCATCGCGCTCGAGGCTTTCGTGCTCCAGCCCACGCCGCGCGAGCGCGAGGCCATGGAAGCGGCCGAAGTGGCGCTCGAACGGCTCCGGGAAATCCCCCACGACATCATCGCCCTCGATGACGAGGACATCGCCAAGACCGAGAAGAAGCAGCGCACGCGCGTGCTGCGCGATGAGGCGGAGAAGACCAAGGCCATCGTGAACCGTGGGGTGGTGGCGATGAAGGCCCTTCAGGCGCGCCAGGCGCAGCGGCGGCGCTTCGCCACCTCCAGCGGCAATTCCGGCAAGCTCGACGGCATGCTGACCGAGGCGCGGCCCTATCTCGGCCGCCCGCTGGCGGCACTCGACGCCGACCCGCTCGCTCTCAACGTGGCCAACGGCACGATCCGCTTCATCAAGGTCGAGGAGCCGGACCTGGAGTGCCCCGACCCGGACACCGTGCGCACCCGCGTGGAATGGCACTTTTCCATGCTGCCGCACGCCCGGGCCGATTTCATCACGAAGGTCGCACCGGCCTATCACTGTCCCGAGGCGCAGGCGCCCGTGTTCGAAGCCTTCCTCAACCGCATCATGCCGGACCATGAGGTGCGGGCCTTCCTGCAGCGCTGGTTCGGCTATTGCCTCACGGCGCTCACGGTGGAACAGGCCTTCTGCATCTTCTATGGCGGCGGAAAGAACGGCAAATCCACCCTCGTGGACATCATCTCGCGCGTCATGGGCGACTATGCCACCACCGTGCCGGTGATGAGCCTGGTGACGGACCAGAATCGCAAGGGCTCCGAGGCGACGCCCGACCTCATCCGGTTGCCGGCCGCGCGCTTCGTCCGCTCCGCCGAGCCGAAGGAGGGGCTGCCCCTCGATGAAAGCTTCATCAAGGATGCCACCGGCAGCGAGCCCATCAATGTCCGGCGGCTGCACCATGAGTTCATAGAGGTCTATCCGTTCTTCAAGCTCGTGATCTCCTGCAACAACAAGCCGCGCATCTACGGCAATGACGACGGCATCTGGCGCCGCGTCATGCTGGTGCCGTTCGAAGTGCAGATCCCCGAAGGCGAGCGCGACAAAAACCTGCCGCTCAAGCTGCAACGCGAGCTGCCCGGCATCCTCAACTGGATGATCGCGGGCGCCATCGACTATCTGAACCGTGGCGGGCTGCATCCGCCCGACAAGATCATGGCGGCCACGCAGGAATACCGGGACGAAAGCGACATCGTCGGGGCTTTCATCCGCGCCGCCGTCGACGTGACACGCAACCCTGCGGACACGGTGGAGGCGGGCGACCTCTACGGCGCCTTCACGGCCTATTGCACCAAGAGCAACCTCACGCCGCTCGGCCGCAACACCTTCAACAGGCGCATGCCGAAGGCGGCCGAATCCTACGGCTTCGAGAAGGGCAAGGCCTCTGTCTCGCTCTACACGGGCATCCGCATCCGTCGCGAGTTCGATCCCTCGCACACCCCTTATACCTATGGCGCGGCGAGGGAGTGAAGCGCGGCCATGGGAGGCTAGGGAGCCTAGGGAGGGTAGCGTCTCGTCGGCAGGTCTATGCCGGGGGTGCGGGGGATCAATGGGTTAGCTGGCGCTATGGGAGGCTAGGGAGCCTAGGGAGGGTAATCCGCAGGTACGCGTGAGACGTGTTGCGTCATTATTATTCCCTGCGGGAGAAAAACGTCTCCATGCTCTCTCTATGCGTAACACAAGATCTATCCTCCCTAGGCTCCCTAGCCTCCCATATAGTTACAAATATCATTGTTTATCAATGCATTAGTCTCATGGCTGGGGTTTGGTCAGATGTGGAGCTAGCCTCCCTTTGCCTCCCTAGCCTCCCATAACGGGCGAGGAGAAGGTGGGATGGGTCGGAAAACCGTTGATATTGAAGCACTTCTGCGCTGGGCCTATCGCGAGGAGCTGCCGAAGGCGGCGGCGGCTGGCTCGCGCCTGGTCGTCGGGTTCAAGACGGGGTGGGGCGGGGTGGAGCGGTTCGGCGAGCTGCTGGCCGTGATCGATGAACCCGACATCCGCAATCGCTATGGCCTCGTGCCCGATGGCACCGCCAGCACCGATCCGCACCCGGACGCGGTGCGCGTGCACGACGCGGTGATGGCCCTGCGGCGCTGCGAGCTGGACGTGCCGCAGGAGTGGAACCCGCTCGCGGACATGGGCGACCTCGGCCCGGAGGGCGCCGCCGCCGTGGTGCGCGGCCTCGCCGGCATGACCATCATCAACGACAAGGGCGCGCGGGTGCTGCGCCGCTCGGTCGCCCGCATCGTCATCCGCCAGGCCATCCTCGGTGGCGCCCCGGACTGGGAGGGCGAGACGCCGGAACGGCACGTTGTGTGCGCCCACGGCAAGCCGCAATGGTTCCGCCGCGAGGTGGTGGTGACGGACGGCGCGTTCGGTCCGGCAAGCCATGAGATCGAGGTGGACGGCTTCAACCATTCCAGGCGCATGCCCTATGCCGACGCCTATACGAAGATGGTGCTCGATCCGGATCCCGCGCCCGTGGTGCAGGGGCGGGCCGAATACGAACTCTGGCGCGGGGCGCTCGATCTGCTGGCCGAAGACCTCGCCGAAGGGTTGGAGGCGCATAAGGTTCTTCCCTCGGATCGGTCGGCGCGGCCCTGGGAGGCGCCCGATCCTGAGCGGCGGATCTTGCCCTCGCTCCTCGTGCCGCCCGCGCCCGAACGCGAGTCGCGCGCGGCGGGTCGAAAAAGGAAGCGAGATGCCGCTTGACTTGCGACAGTTTCTTGGTGCATCACTTGTCACGGATAAGAAGAAACCCCGGAGCGCATCGCTGCCGGGGTTTTTTGTTGCGCCGCGCCCGAGCAGGGGCAAAGCCCCGTGGCGAACGGCGCAACGACCCGCGCCCGAGCAGGGGCAAAGCCCCGTGGCGAACGGCGCAAACGAAGACGGAGGCGCGCATGGGTTGCCGGTGCAGCGAGCGCGCCCGCCAGATACGCACCGCCGCCGGCGCCGCCGTGCGCGGGGATTTCTCCACCACCCGCCGCGAGCTTGCCGCCGCCGGCCGGACCTTCGCTGAGGATGCGCGCTCCGGCGCCCTCGCCAAGGAAGCCCGCCGCCTCGCCGCTGCGAAGCTCACCCGCCGCCGCTGATGGCCGCGCCACTCAAGGGCTGGGCGAAGCACAACGCGCGGCAGAATGAGCTTGCCCGCGATGATCTGGGCGGCAAGGGCTGGGTTCGCGGCCACGTTCTCAACCCGGACGGCAGCGTTGGCGCACGTCGCAGCGCAATGGCGCCGGGCCCGGGTGGCCTGATCTCCGGGGGCGTCGTCGTCTCGGTGCGGATGGAAGGTTTGCCCCGCATCCGCGCCATGCTGGAGCGGGCTGAGAAGCTCTCGCCCGCGGCCGTGGCTCGCGCCCTGAACCGTACGGCAGAGCGTGCGCGCACCGACATCACGCGCGCCCTTGTGAAACAGACCGGGCTCAAGTTCGGCCGCATCCGCGCCGCCACATCGCTGTGGCGTGCCAGCGCCGGGAGCTTGCAGGCCGAGATCAAGGCCAAGGGCGGCTTCACCTCGCTCAAGGAATTCGGTGCCCGCAAGACCGCAAAGGGCGTCAGCGCCGCGCCATGGGGCCGCCGCCAGGTCTTCGACGGCACCTTTATCGTCCGGCGCTATGGCGGTCACGTCTACAAGCGCGAAGGGCGGCGGCGCTTCCCGATCCAGAAGCTCTATGGTCCTGCCATCCCGGTGGAGATGGTGAAGGGGCAGTCCCTCACCGCCTTCAACCGCGCGGTCCAGACCGAACTTCCGAAGCGGCTGGAGCACGAACTCGGCCGCATCTTCGGCCGCTGACCCGGGGGTGTCGGGCGGGGCAGGGGGCGTGGCCATCGTGCCACACCCCCCTCCCCCCATAGGGACCGTTTCGCCACACCCGCCCGACACGGGGCCGCAGCCTCCCGAGATGTCGCCAGACAGAGGCTCAATCAAAGCCTCAAGTTTAGGACAGCCTAAAACGGACCCTAAAACAGATGACCAGCCCTGCTCCTGAGGTTGTGAGCAAGGGGGAGTTCGCGGCCATGATCGGCGTCTCGGCCGGTCGCGTGTCGCAGTACATTTCGGAAGGCAAGATCACGCCTGCTGCTCTAGTGGGTGAGGGGCCACGCGCAAAGATCAACGTCCGGCTGGCGCAGTCGCAGCTCCGCGGACGGCTTGACCCGTCGCAGCGCTTCGGCATGAACGGCCTCGGCACCAGCCTGGACGCGCCGCCCGCCCAGCCGCCCTTTGCGGCCCCAACGCCGGCCGGCGACTCCATCGACGAGCAGATCCGCGCCCAGCGCCTGCGGCAGGAGCAGATGAAGAGCCGCCGGATGGCGGAGGAGGAAGCCTCCCGCACGGGCCGCTTCATGCTCACGAGCGCCGCCGAAGAGCAGATGGCGAAGGTCGCGGGCGCCATGATGTCGGCGTTCGAAGGCGCGCTGCCGGACTTCGCCGGCGCCCTCGCCGCAGAGTTCGGGGTCGCGCAGCGCGACATCATGCACGTGCTCAAGGTGTCGTTCCGTTCCTTCCGCGAGCGCGCCTCACGTCAGAGCGCAGAGGCTGCTGCCGAGATGCCGGAGACGGTCCCGGATGAAAGCACCGCCCCGGAGTCCCCGTGAGCGCCATCGCCCTCGCCAACCCGGATCGCATCGCCGCCGAGGTGAAGGCCCGCGCCTTCGCCCCGCCGCCGCCCATCGATTACGAACGCTTCGCGGTCGACCACATCGTCTTTTCGAAGTCGGACAGCCCGGACTTCCCGGGCCCCTACAACCCGGACCTGTTCCCCTTCTTCACCGAGATCCTGCGCGCCCTCGGGCCGGACGACCCGTGCGACACGGTCTCCCTGAAGAAGTCGGCGCAGGTCGGCGGCACCGTCGTCGCCAACATCTTCACCCTTGGCTCGCTCGTGATGGACACGGGCGACGTCATGTACATCCACCCGACGGAAGACAACGCCCGCCGCTGGAGCAAGATGAAGCTCCGTCGGATGATGGAAGAGACGGACATCGTCCGAGCCGCCTTCCCGCGCAACACGCGCGATGCCGCCGATAGCGTGCTCTACAAGGAGCGGCGCGACGGACGGTCGGCCCTCCTCATCTCCGGTGCCAACTCGCCGTCGAGCCTCAGCCAGGTCACGGTTCCTCGCCAGGTGCAGGACGACCTCTCCAAGTGGGTGGTCAACGACGGCGGTGATCCAGAGGCCCAGGCGGACAGCCGCTCATGGGCGGTCGAGTTTTCCAAGAAGTTCAAGATCGGTACGCCCCTCATCATGCCGGGCTGCCGCATCTCGAAGAATTTCGAAGACGGCAGCCAGGAATACCTTGAGGTGCCGTGTCCCCATTGCGGGCACTATCAGGCGCTCGAATGGGAGAACCTCAAGACCAACATCGAGGCTGGCCACGTCGAGGACGCGCATTTCACCTGCCTCGAGTGCGGCTGCGCCATCGAGGATCACCACCGCCGCGCCATCGTCCGGCAGGGCAGATGGGTGGCGCGCAACGCGAAGGCGCGGCGGCGCCACCGCTCCTTCCACCTATGGAGCGCATACTCGCCCCTGCAGACGCTGCGCCGCATCGCCTATGCATGGCTGAAGGCGCGCGGCGACCAGTCGTCGGAACAGACGTTCCTGAACGATGTCGCCGGCCTTGAATTCATCACCCACGGCGAGGCTCCGCCCTGGGAAGAGATCAAGGCCCGGGCGGAGCATCAGGGCTACCGCATCGGCACCATCCCGCTCGGTGGACTGGTCACGACCATGGGCATTGACGTCCAGGGCGACCGCATCGAGTGGCAGGCCATCGCCCACACCCGCAACCGCGGATGCTTCGTCATCGAAGTCGGCGTCATCGATGGCCACATTGCCGATGATGCGGCCCGAAACCATCTCGACTCCCTGCTGAAACGCCGCTGGCGCAACGCCGCCGGCCGCGAGATCGGCCTGGACCGCGTCGCCATCGACGGCAACGCCTATACCGACGACGTGCTGGAATGGGCGCGCCGGCATCCCTCGTCGCTGGTGATGATGGTGCGCGGCGTGCCGAAGGATTCGGCGCCCAAGCTGGCGGTGGTCAAGCGCGAGCGGTCGAAGTCGGGCAAGATCCGCAAATATGGCGGGCGCTTCTACAATGTGGGGACGAGCAGCTTCAAGCTGCGCATCTACCACAACCTTGCGAAGGCCGACCCGCTGGACGTCGGATATATCGGCCATCCCGCCGGGTTGCCCGATGACTATTACCGGCAGCTGACCTCGGAGCGCCGCCGCGAGATCCGCCGTCGCACGGGTGCCATCGATTACGAATGGGTGCCGGACCCGAAGGTGCGCAACGAGGCGCTCGACACTTTCGTTTATGCGATGGCTGCCGCCTATCGCCTGCTCGGGCCGGATGCGCCCGATACCGTATGGGATCGTTACGAGGCGGAGCGGGAAACGCCGCTCGCCGCCGCGCAGCTCGATCTGGAAGACATGATGTCGGCGCCGGCGGCTCCCCTTCCGGCGCCGCGTCCCGCCACATCGCAGTCCCGCGAGGACCGCAAAGCCAAGTGGAAGAACCGGACATGAACAAGCCGCGGGTGCGGGTGAAGGCGGGAAGCATCGCTTTCCCCACCGGCACCCTTGCGCTTGGCGCTTCCTCGTCCGCGCCGATGCAGGCGCCGCCGGCCAACCCGCCTGCCTCGGCGCGGGTTAGGCAAGCTCCGCAAGCCCGCTGGATGCGCGATGCCTCCACCGGCGTGCTTTCGGCCCGCCGCTCCAGCCTCATCGACAACCGCGACGACGTGCGCCGCGTGTGGGACCGGATTTCCGGCCTCGCCCTCGACTTCATCCAGAATTCCGGCCGCCTCAAGGGCGCCGTGGACCAGGTGCTCGCCGACACCGTCGGCACCGAGCTGAAGCTCTTCGCCCGCCCGGACCTCTCCCGCCTCGGCTACGACGCGAAGGAGGCGGCGGATTGGGCGCGCATGGTGGAGACGCGCTGGCGCCGCTGGGCGTGGAACCCAGCCGAATGCGACCTCAAGGGCAAGTGGACCCTGCCGCAGCAGGTGGATGTGGCGCTCCGCCACCACGTTGCCTATGGCGAGGCGGTGGGCGTCATCGACTATCTGGACCCCGCCCAGCGCGCGGCCTATGGCGCCACCACCGGCACCAAGTTCCTCCTCGTCGCGCCGCACCGGCTGGTGCGCGACACGTCGGAGCTGGAGCGCCTGCACTCCGGCGTGCTGCACGATGTGAACGGCCGGCCGGTCGCCTATCGCCTGCTCGAGCGCGTCAACGGTATGGACGTGAAGGTCGACCACGCCGCCCACGACGCCGACGGACGCCCGCAGGTGGTGCATGTCTTCGACCCGTGGGATTCGGGCGACGTGCGCGGCATCTCGGTCATCGCCTCGGTCCTGCGCACCCATGCCAGCGCCGAGCAGCTCGGCGACGCGACGCTCGCGACCGCCATCCTGCAGACCATCTTCGCCGCCACCCTCACGTCCGACCTGCCGTCCGGCGATGCTTTCCAGGCCCTGCAGGCGCTGGAAGGGGAGGAGGGGGGCGAGCTCGCCGAGGAGTTCGCGGGCTATCTCAACGCGCGGCTCGACGCCGCCGCCAAGAGCAGCCTCGTGGTCAATTCGGCGAGCCAGGTGAACCACCTCGCACCCGGCGAGAAGATGGAGTTTCACACGGCGTCCACGCCGGGCTCGAACTACATCCCGTTCGCGGCGGACCTGCGCCGCGAGATCGCCCGCGCCATCGGCGTCAGCTATTCCAGCTTCTCTTTCGACTTCAACGGCGCCACCTATTCCTCGACGCGGATGGAAGGCTCTTCCATCTGGCCCGTGGTGCTGCGCCGCCGCGAACGCATCGCCGCGCCCATCCACCAGGCCGTGTATGAGGCTTGGCTCGACGAGGAGATCGGCGAAGGCCGCATCCCCATCAAGGGCGGCTATCGCGCATTCCGGGCGAACCGGGATGCGGTGTGCTGGGCCGACTGGCAGGGGCCGGCGAAGCCCACGGCCGACGACAATAAGGCGGCGAAGGCCTCCAGCGAACGCCTCGTCAACGGCACCTCCTCGCTCGCTATCGAATGCGCGGAGCTGGGCCTTGATGTGAACGACGTTCTCGCCCAGCGCGCGGCGGAACTGGCGCGGATCGAGGAACTCGGCCTGCCGAACCCCTTCGTCCGCTCGCCCGGTACTGCGGCGAACGATCCTGCGGAGGAACCCGACCCCGCCACTCCCGTAAGAGCCGCCGCATGACCGTCGATCCCTGCGCCGAGGCCACCCGCCTGCGCGCTTTGCGCACGCAGATCGTCACCGATGGCGCCGTCGTGCGCATCAAGGAAGGCGAGCGCGAGGTGCAGTACAGCGGCGCCAACCTCGCCCGGCTCGACGGCCTCATCGCCGAATACGACGCCGCCTGTGCCCGCGCCACCGGCGCCCCGCGCGGCAGGTCGGCCCGCCGCATGCGCTTCGGCCGCTCGTGATGACTGCCTGCGACTACATCCCATGGATCGGCGTCGGCCTTGTGTGGTTCGCCGTCGGCTGGATCTGCGGCGCCGCCTGTCGCGACTGACAGTCCACGCCCCTTTTGACTGAGGAAACCCATGGCCCGTGATCTCATCGTCGACGGCGAGCTGGTGCTCTATGGCCCTGTCGGCGGCGACTGGTGGGATGATTCCGGCTTTACGGCCATGGATGTCATCCAGTCGCTGGCGCAGATGGATGGCGACATCACCGTCCGCCTCAATTCCGGTGGCGGCGTCGCCTGGGATGGCGTCGCCATCTACAACGCGCTGAAGGCCTATGCGGGCGCCGTCACCATCGTGGTGGAAGGCGTCGCCGCCTCCGCCGCCTCCATCATCGCCATGGCCGGCGACGAGGTGGAGATGCGGGCGGGCGCCCTCATGATGATCCACAATGCCTCCACCATCACGTGGGGCACGGCGGAGGATCACGAGAAGAGCCGCGAGCTCCTCGCCAAGCTCGATGGCCAGCTCGCCGCCATCTATGCGGAGCGCACCGGCCTCGACCTGGCCGAGATCCGCGCCCTCATGGACGCCGAGACCTGGATGGACGCCGCCGAAGCCATCGACAAGGGCTTCGCCGGCACCGCCGACGACGAGAAGGCGGCCAAGGCCTCGGCCTTCGACTATCGCCTCTATGCCAAGGCGCCCAAGGCCCTGCAGAGCCAGTCGAAGAAGCTCAAGGCGCCCGCCGCCGCCCAGCCCTGGGGTGTGCTGATGAACGCCGCAGCCCCTGCGGCTGCACCCCGCAAGCCCGTCAAGACTACCCCTTCCGCGGCCCCCGCCGCAAAACCGGAGGCTTCCATGCCCGACACCAGCACGGCCGCCCCGGCGGCTGCGAACGACAATGCCATCACCGAGGCCAAGGCCGCCGCCAAGGCGCGCATTGGCGGCATCCTGAACCACGCCGAGGCCGCCGGGCGCGAGGCGCTGGCCAAGCACCTCGCGTTCGAGACCGACCACGATGTGGAGGCGGCGGCCAAGATCCTCGCCGTCGCCGCCAAGTCGGGCGAGACCGCGCAGCAGGAAGAGAGCCCCGCCGCCCACGCCGACCGCCGCGCCAAGGCCTCCGGCCTCACCGCGCCCACCGGCGGCGACAAGAAGCCGGCCGCCCGGGCCGACTGGTCCAAGATCACCGCCCGCTTCAAGCCGCGTTCGGCCTGAGCGTCTTCCTGCCGCTCCAGCGGCGGCCCCCTCTTCCCAGAACGGAACCTGAGCCATGCCGGTGTTCACCGAAGGCCGCCACGCGGCCGAATTCATCATGCACGAGCAGGAAAACAACTTCTGCCGCGAGGCCATCGCCATCGCCGCGTCGCAGGATATCGACCCCGGCGAGGTGCTCGGCCGGGTCGCGGCCACCGGCGTGGTCGTGTCCAAGACCGACGTGCCCGGCGCCGGCAAGGGTGTCCTCACGCTGGCGTCTCCCGCCTTCGGTTCCACCGTCAAGCCGGGCGAATACAAGGTGGTGTTTGTCGAGCCGGCGGCCAATGCCGGCACCTTCGTGGTGGAGGATCCCGACGGCATCACCGTCGGTGGCGGCAATGTCGCGGTCGCCTATGACGGCCCGGTGAAATTCACCATTGCCGATGGCAGCACCGATTTCGTCGCCGGAGATGTCGCGAAGGTGCTCGTCACCGTCGCCGATATGGACGACGCCTTCCAGTACAAGGTGCTCGACCCGGCCGCCACCGACGGCACGCAGATCGCGGCTGCCCTGCCCATCTATGCTGCTGTCACCGGCGCCGGCGAGACCAAGAAGATCGCCGGCCTCGTGCGCGGCCCGGCCATCGTCAACGGCAAGACCCTGACGTGGCCCTCCGCCATCACCGATGCGCAGAAGGCCGCTGCCATCGAGCAGCTCGCCGACCTCGGCATCCTCGTCCGCTGATCGTCCATCCCGCCGCGGACGCGCGCCGTCCGTCACCCCAAGCGCTGGCGGCGCCTCACTTCGCGAAGGATCAACCCCCATGCCCATGCTGAACATCTTCGACGGTGACGAGTTTGGCGTCGTTCCGCTGACCGACGCCATCAACGAAATCCCCTTTGTCCCCGGGCGTGTCGGGGAAATGGGCATCTTCTCCGACACGCCGGTGGCCACGCTGACGATCGCGCTCGCCAAGAAGGGCGACGAGATCGTTCTGGTCGCTCCGTCCCCGCGCGGCACGTCCGGCCAGACGGTCGACAAGAAAAAGGCCGACCTGCGCTCCTTCATCATCCCGCACTTCCAGATCGACGACGCCATCATGGCGGACGAGGTCCAGGGCGTGCGTGCCTGGGACAGCGAGAGCGAGGTCGAGACCGTGATGGGCGTGGTGGCCGGGCGCATGGCCACGCACAACCAGTCCATGGAAGCCACCCTGGAATATTCCGCCATCGGTGCCGTGAAGGGCATCGTCACCTATGCCGACGGTTCGACGCTGAATCTGTTCACCGAGTTCGGCGTGTCGCAGGAAGCCGAAATCGATTTCGACCTCGACAATGCCACCCCCGTGGATGGCGAGCTGCGTGAGAAGTGCGCAGTGCTCGGCCGCAAGATGGCCGAAAACCTGGGTGGTCTCCCGCACAGCGGAATCCACTGCTTCGCGGGCGACAATCTCTTCGACAACCTCCTCAAGCACCCCGAGGTGCGCGCGACCTACAAGGGATGGACCGAAGCGCAGATCCTGCGCGACGGTTACATCTCGCCCAGTGGCAAGTCCTATTCCGCCTTCGAGTTCGGCGGCATCGTGTGGGAAAACTACCGCGGCAAGGTCGGCAACACCGGGTTCGTCGACACCGACAAGGCGCACTTCTTTCCCGTGGGCGTCCCGAACCTGTTCCGGACGTATTACGGCCCGGCGGATTACGTCGAGACCGTCAATACCCTCGGCCAGCGCATCTACATGAAGCAGTGGCTCATGCCCAACAACAAGGGCATCAACATCGAAGTGCAGTCCAACGCTCTCAAGATCTGCACCCGGCCCAAGGCCCTCATGAAGGGCAAGCGTACCTGACCGGTGCGCGGTGTCTGATGAGGACTTTCATCCATGCCCTCGCCCTTCGACGCCCTTGCCGCCCGACTCAATGGGGCAGTGAATGGCCTGAGGGGTGAGGGCTTCACGCTGGTGCCCATGGCCAAGGCGGACGTGAACGCCCGCCCCACGCCCGACGGCACCCGCGTCGAGGTGGCCTTCACCGCCACCTTCGACGATCAGGGCAACCGCGCCGGCTCCGGCGTGGAGGACTGGCGGGCGGCCAGCATCCGCAAGGACAAGCCCGGCCACACCACGGACCGCCCCGAAATCCATGCCGAGCGTAGCCTCTTCGCCGAGCGCCCGCGCCAGGGCGACCGCCTGCGCCGCACGGCAACGGGCGAGGTCTTCGAGGTCGCCGAGATCGTGCCGTCCGGCTCGCTCTTCATCTTCCAGCTGCATCGGTAGCGCCCGAGCAGGCGGACGGAACGTCCGCCGTCGCGAATGGCGCCAGCAACCAGCCCGAGCAGGCAGGCGACACGCCTGCCGTGGCGAACGGCGCCGAGAGAAAGGGCGGCTCGCATGTCCTTCGTGCGCGAAGCCCTCGCCTTGACAGTGCTGGAGGCGCTGTGCCCGGCGACGGCGGTCACGAGCGGGGAGGGGTTCACCACCAATGCCGGCGGGCGCGTCTTCCTCGAAAAGGTGGACGCGCTCGACGATCTGGCGGTGGGGCACCGCGCCGCCGTCATCACCATCTATACCAACACCGACGACGGGCAGCGGCTCTCGGTGGGGGAGTATGGCCGCGTCATCGAGGTGGAAATCGTCATCTCCATGGTCTCCTGTCTGGAGGCGGAGGATGGCGCGGCCTTCTTCAACGTGCCCATCACCGACCGCGAGCTGTTCTCTGCCCTCAACGTGGCCGAGGCACAGGTCCGCGCTGCCCTGCTGTTCGGCGCCTCCGGCCTCCTGTTCCGCAAGGTGGCGAAGAAGATCGCGACCATCCGGTCCGAGCCGGTGCGCGATGCGGAAGAGGGGTTCAAATTGGCCGAGCGACGGCTCACGCTGTCCTGCGAGGTGCCCGACGATTGCCTTGCGCCCGCGTCGGCCGAGGGCACGGCCCGCCTGCCGGATCCGCTGCGCACGGTCGCCGATGCGCTGATGACGGCGGGCTATCAGGCCGAAATCGCCGCCGCCATTGCCCAGGCAGCGCCCGTGCAGTCCGCGCCCGTGCCGTTCACCGGCATCACCCTGGACATCGACATCTCGCAGCCCTCCGACGGCACGGTGGATATCACCGCCGAAGTAGCCATTCCGCAGTGACGTTTCCGCCGCGGTCGCGCCGCCGCCGGCCAACCCGTCGCGCCCGCGGCGGGGCAATTGTGAAGGAACCTCCCATGCCGCGCCTGCGCCCCACCCTCGTCGACATCGGCGAGGGCCCGGTCCCGCGTCTCGTCCGCGATCCGCGCGACGGCAAGCCGCTTCCCGCCGAAGGTCGGATGGTGCCGCTCAATGCCTTCTGGCAGCGCCGCCTCCGTGATCGCGACGTGGAGATCGCGCCCGATCCCCTGCCTTCGGAGCCCGAGACCGCTGCCGAAGCGCCCTCCGGCGACCAGCCCGCCTGACACCAATTTCATAGAATCTGGAGCGCCAAATGGTCGCCTTCAACACCATCCCCGGCAACATCCTGGTGCCGTTCTGGTATGCCGAGATCAATTCCGGCGGCACGCCCTATCAGGGCCAGTCGCGCCTGCTCCTCGCCGGGCAGAAGCTCGCCGCCGGCACCGCCACGGCGGGCACCCCCATCGGCCCCATCCAGTCGAAGCGCGAGGCGGAAAGCCTGTTCGGCCCCGGCTCCATGCTGGCCCATATGTATGTCGCCGCCCGCAAGGCCGCCGCGCTCCAGCCCATCTGGGTGCTGCCGCTGGCTGATCCCGCCGGCGCCAAGGCCGCGGGCACCGTCACCATCGGCAGCGCGCCGGGCGAGACGGGCGTGGGCGTGCTGCATGTGCTCGGCCGCCGCCTCACCTCCCAGATCCTCTCCTCCGATGCCGTCGCGGACGTGGCCGAGGCCATCGCCACCGCCATCAATGCGGAGGGGCTGCCCGTCGTCGCCACCTTCGCGGCGGGCGTCGTCACCGTCACGGCGCGGCACTACGGCACGCTCTTCAACGGGCTCGATTTGTGGCTCGCCAATGACGAGCCCAACGTCCTCACGGCGTCCAACACCACCATCGTCGCCATGTCCGGCGGCACCGGCGTGCCCGACCTCGCCGCCGCCTTCGCCAATCTCGGCGATGACGAGTTCGACTGGATCGCCGGCCCCTACGCCGATTCCACCTCGCTGAACGCGGCGCGCGATCTCCTCAGCTCGGTCACCGGCCGCTGGTCGCCCATGGTGCAGCTTTACGGCCATTACATCACGACCTTCTTCGGCACCCTGTCGGCGGCCGTCACCCTCGGCGACGCGCGCAACGACCCGCACACGTCCATCATGGCGAGCCAGGTCTCGCCCTCGCCGCAGTGGGAATGGGCGGCGGTGCTCGGCGCCGTCATCTCGGCGCACCTCACCGATGCGCCCGAGCTGTCCCGGCCGCTGCAGACGCTGCTTCTCCCCGGCATCCTGCCGCCGCGCGACCGCGCCGTGTGGTGGGACAAGGCCGACCGCCAGGCGCTCTACACCGACGGCATGAGCGGCTACACCGTCACCATCGACGGGCAGGTCGCCATCGACCGCGTGCGCACCACCTATCAGGTGACGAGTTCCGGCGTGGCGGATGGCACCTTCGGTGACATCGAGACCATGGCGCAGGGCGTCTTCGCCGTGCGCTGGTTCCGCACCGAGGTGTCGAACACCCATGCCCGGCAGGCGCTGGCGGACGACAATCCGCACAACGTCGCCGAGATCACCACGCCGAAGGACATCCGCAACACCCTCATCCATGCCTATCAGGGGCTGGTGGAGCTGGGCGTCGCGGAAAAGCCGGAGCTGTTCGCCGAATATGTGGTGGTGGAGCGCGACGGCAACGATGCGGGCCGCGTCAACGCCTCCATCCCCATGGATGTGGTGAACCAGCTTCGGGTCTTCGCCGCCAACATCACCATCAACCTCCAGTACGAGGGCTGAGGGTGGAGCGCCTCGTCACGATCCTCCTCATCGGGGTGGTCGTGATGCTCCTCATCGCCGCGCTCCACCAGCCGGAGGCGTGAATGGGCCACGTCCTCGTGCTTCTCGCCTGCCTCGCCGCAGACCCGGAGGTTTGCCGCGAGGAGCGCGTGCCGCTCGACCTCGCCGCCTCCCGCGCGCCGCTCCCCATGGAGTGCGCAGGCGCGGCCATGGAATGGGCCGCCGCCCATCCCGCTTTCACCGTCCGCCGCTTCGCCTGCCGCCCCTTTGAGCGAGAAGCTTGATGTCTTGGCGGCGGGCGCACCGCCGCAGCCGAGCCCGGTGTTCCGGGTTCGGCATGTCGCGTCTCTCGTCTCTTGCAACCCGTTGCGCCCGCCGCCGCGCGGCTGCGCCGCCAACTTGTAAGCATCGCTTACAGGTTCGCCTCGCCTGACTCTCACCGCGGAGAAACGCCGTGTCCGACTGCTGCAACCAATTCGGTGGCACCATCTATCTCACCGTCGACGGCGAGCGCTTCACGCCGTCCGAGGGCGACATCACCATCATGCCCACCAATGCCGAGGTGGAGGGCATGGCGAACCAGGACGGCTCCGCCGCCTACAAGGTGTCGCCCCGGCTGCCGCGGGCTGAAATCTCCTTCCGCCAGGGCTGCGGCTTCAAGTGGGCCGATTGGATGGGCAAGTGCAAGGTCAACGCCACCATCGTGGAAGAGACCAACGGCCGCCAGCACCTCTTCACCGGCACGCGGTTCGTCGGCCGCCCCTCTCTCAATATGTCGTCCGGCGAGGTGACCGGCGTCGCTCTCGAAGGCGGCACCTATCAGTATGTGGCGGGCTGAAGGCGATGGCCGGCAAGATCACCGACAATCCGGACGGCACCAAGACCGTCCGGCTCGAAGCCCCCGTCACCACCCACGACGGGCAGGTGCGCGAGGTCGTGCTGCGCGCGCCGACCTATGACGACTACATGGCGCTGGGCGATCCGACCGCGCTCATCATCGCCACAGCCTCGGCCCTGCCGCAGGACGACATGGTGGTCATCCGCCAGTATGTGGAGCGCCTCTCCTCCGTGTCTCCCGAGCACCTCTCCCAGATCCGCGCGCTCACCGATGCCATGGCGCTCGCCGAGGCGGTGAAGCGTTTTTTTCGGGAGGCGTCGGCGGGCATCTCCACGCCCTCGCCGACGCATTCCTCTTCGACCTCCGATGGTCTCTCGGAGACGTCCGCCGCCTGACCGTCGCGGAAATGATGACGTTCGGCGACCGCTGGGTGCGCTGGCTGAAACTGCGGAACACGAGGTAAGCCAATGGCGCGCGTCATGGAAGCCCGGGCGGTCATCTCCGCCCAGGACCGCACCGGCGGCGTGTTCCGGCAGGTGGCGGCCAAGATCCGCGGGCTGGAGCGCGCCTCCGCCATGCAGTCCCGTGCCGCCCCGCTGCTGGAGCGCGGCGCGCGCGCGGCGGCCGGCTGGGGCACCGGCCTCGCCGTCGCCGCTGGCGGGCTCGCGGCCATGGGCGGCGCCGCCATCGGCGGCAAGATCAAGGATGCCGTGGTCGATTACGCCGCCCTTGATCGGCAGATGAACCGCATCGGCATCACCGCCGGCGCCACGGAAGGCGAGACGGCGCGCGCGACAGGCCAGATCAAGCAGATGGCCGAGGACATGAAGATGCCGCTCGATCAGGCGGTGTCCGGCCTCGATGCCATCGTCTCCACCGGCAAGACCATGGAAGAGGCCATGGCCTTTCTTCCGTCGGTGCTGGCGACGGCGCAGGCCTCCGGCGCGGCGACCGAGGACATGGCCAAGTCCGCCAATGCCATGGCCGTGTCGCTCAAGGTGCCGGTCGGGCAGATGCAGACGGCGTTCGATGCCCTTGTCACCGGCGGCAAGCTCGGCCAGTTCGAGTTGAAGGACATGGCCGAGTTCCTGCCGAAGGTGGCGGCCTCGGTGCAGAAGCTCGGCTTGGTCGGGGTCGATGGCGTCCAGCGCCTGACCGCCATGTTGCAGGTCTCCCGCCAGGTGGCCGGAACGTCCGAGCAGGCGGCCACGGGCGTGAGCGACGCCTTCGAGAAGCTGCTCTCGCCGACCGTGCTCAAGGCCGCCAAGAAGGAAGGCCACGACTTCGCGAAGATCATGCTTGCCGCCGAGAAGCAGGGCAAGAACAGCTTCGACGCGGTGATCGAGTATCTCAGGGACAAGACCAAGGGCACGGACCTTGAGAAGAACCTGCTCCTGTCCTCCATCTTTTCGGAGTCCGACAGCCGCCGTTTCATTGTGTCGATGCTCAAGAATTACGACACCTATCAGAGCTACCTGAAGGAAATCCGCAACGGCACGGGCGCTGTCGCGACCGATCTGGCTCGCATCCTCAAGGATTCGCAGGCGGCCCTCACGAAGGCGCAGACGCAATTCAACAACGCCTCGCTCGCGCTGGGAGAGCAGGCCTTGCCGGCGGTGACGCAGTTCCTGGAACGCGCGGACCTCGAAGTGCAGCTCTTCAAGCAGCATGTCGAGGCGGTCGACGGCTGGATGAAGCGCAATCTGGGCTTCAGTCTGGCCGATTTGCAGAAGACCACGGGCATCGGTGGCGAGAGCAACGACGAACTGAAGAAGCGCATCGACCGCAACAAGGCCGAGGCGGAAAACCCCGCCAAGGTGCGTGCCGACGACCTGCGCACTCAGATCGCCAAGAAGCAGGAGACCTTGAAGGGCAACCCGGTCGGCGCCTTGTTCATCCAGGAGCAGATCAAGCAGTTGCAGGCCCAGCTCGCTGCGGCCGAGGTTGCCGCGCAGATCCATGCTGGCGGCCACAAGCCCGCCGACCAGGGCGACCGCATGGCTGTCCGCGACACCGTGGGCGTGCGTCGGCCCGCCGACATGGGGGACTGGCAGGCCGCCCGCGATGCCTATCAGCCGCCTTTCCCGGTGCCGGTCGACCGCAGCGTCCCGTTCCCGACCCCCGTGGATCGCGGCCCCATCACCGCTGTGGTGCAGGACCCGGTGCCCGTCACCGGGACCGCCGAGGTAAAGGTCACCGTCACGGTGGACCCCTCCAATTACCTCATCGCCACCCTCAAGGAGGCGAAGGGAGCCATGAAGATCCAGAGCGGCCCCTCCGTCGGCCGCTCCATGCAGGAGGCCGAGCCGTCCTCTGGAGCCTCGTCCGGGCCTTAGTTCGTGGCGCCGTTCGCCATGGCAGGCGTGCCGCCTGCCTGCTCGGGCGCGTGCCCCTCGCGTAAAGTGAAGGAACCTCCATGCCCTGCCGCGACTGGCTCAAGACGCTGTGGCCGGCCTCCTTCCGGGGCGTGCCCTTCTATGTGCAGCATGACGAGGAGATGCCGGGCCGCCGCCTCGTCGTCCATGAGTTCCCGAACCGCGACCAGCCCTTTATTGAGGATCTCGGCGAGGCCGCGCGCCACTTCACGGTGGAGGCCTATCTCGCCTCCGACACGGCGGATTCGCAGGCGGCGGCCCTGTCGGCCGCCATCGCCCGCAGCGGTGCCGGCGTGCTGGTGCTGCCGACCCATGGCCCGCTCAACGTCCGCGCCCTCAACGGCTCCCGCTCGCGCGACAAGGATGCCCACGGCTTCATCGCCTTCCGCATCGAATTCGTGCGCGAGGGCTTCGGCTTCGCCCTCGCCTCGGTGGGTATGGCCGCGTCGCAGGTGCTCGCCGCCGCCTCCGGCCTCTCCGGCGTTGCCGCGTCGGCCTTCGCGCGGATGGATGTCGCCGGACGGCCCGAACGGGTCGCCATCGCCGCCTCGTCCACGTTGGTGGAGGCGGCCTCCGCGCTGGAGGCCATGCGCACCACCTATCCGGTGGAGGCTTCCGCCTCCGCCACGGCGCGCGATGCCATCGCCGCGCTCGCGGATGATGCCGCCGCGCTGGTGAGCCGGGCCGGCGGTGCCGACGGCAGCGCCGCGACCCGGCTCTACGACATCGCCTCCGGCCTCGCCGCCGGCATGGATGCCACGGACGCCCGCGCGGCTTTCGCCGACCTGGTGGACTTCGGCGTCGCGGAGGCGCCGGTGTTCCGCAGCGCCACCTCGCGGGCGGCCTTCGCCGCGGCAGGGGAGGCGGCCCGGGCCATGCGCCTCGCCGTGCTCGCCGCCTATGCCGAGGCATTGATGGCCGCCACCTTCGCCGACCGTCCGTCGGGCATAGCCGCCCGCGCCGAGGCCGCCGAACGCTTCGGGGCGGAAATGGCCCGCTGCGTCGGCGGGCCGGACGCCGAACTCTTCGTCGCCCTATCCGAACTGCGCGGCCTCGTCTGCGCCTATCTCACGCGCCTCATCACCGACCTCGCTCCGGTGGCGCAGGTGGAGGCGCCCCGCGCCATGCCGTCGCTCTGGTGGGCCTGGCGCCTCTATGGCGACCCGGCACGGGCCGACGAGATCACCGCTCGCAACCGCCTGCCGCATCCGAGCTTCGTGCCGCGGACGTTCGAAGCGCTGGTTTCGTGACTGACATGGTAAAATTGAGGAGAGTAGAAATGTCCGACATGCGCGCCAAGATGGTCATTGAGCGGGTCGAAAAACTTGAGAATGTGGAAATTCTCCATTTCCGCGCGGTCTCGAAAAGCACGTCCTACCCGCCCGACGGCAGCGACGAAGACAACACTTATGCCAAGTTCTCGCCCATGGGTTCGCTGTCCCTGACCGTGGCCAATCCGAACCTGCTCGGGAAATTCCTGCCGGGCGAGAAATACTATCTCGACTTCACCAAGGCGGAATAGCAGCAGGCCATGGGTGAGGAGATTGTCACCGTCGCCGTCGGAGGGCGGCGCTATACCTCCTTCGAGCGGTTCGAGCTTTCGGCGGCGCTGAACGAGGCGGCGCGGACCTTCGAGATCGAATGCGCCCACGAGGGCGGGCCCGGCGTCACCGCCTGGACCTTCTCGGCCGGGGCGCAGGTGACGATCGCCTTCAACGGCACCACTGCCCTCGTCGGCTACGTGGACAGCTACAAGCCCCGCGTCTCCGCCACGGCGCGCACCGCCATCGTCGCCGGACGCTCCAAGGGCGCGGACTTCATCGATTCGTCCGCCGAGCACGACACGGGGGAGCTGCGCGACAAGACCGTCGAGGATCTCGCCAAGGCGCTGGACAAATACGGCGTCGGCATCAAGCTCGACGTGTCGGAGGCGCTGAAGAAGATCAGGGTGATGCGCATCACTCCCGGCGAGACGGCCTTTCGCGCGGTGGAGCGCTATTGCCGCTCGCAGGGGCTCACGCTCTGCGGGCAGGCGGACGGCTCCATCGCCATCACCAAGGGCGGACGGAAGCGGCATGCCGGCGGGCTGATCGAGGGGCAGAACCTCCTCGAGGCCGAAGCCGACCACAACTGGTCCAACCGGCACAGCGAATATCGCGTCCGCGGCCAACGGCCGGACGGCCATGGCGCCTCCGCCATGGAGATCGAGCGCATCGCCCGCGACAGCGTGGTGAAGCGCCATCGCCCCGTGATCGTGGTGGTGGAGGAAGACACCGACGACGAACGCGCGGAGACCCGGGCGAAGAACCGGAAGGACCGCGCCGCCGGCGCCGCCTTGCGCGCCACGGTCCACACGCAGGGCTTCCGCGATCAGGGCGGGACGGTGTGGGAGCCGGGCCGCCTCGTCTATGTGGAAAGCCCAAGCCTCTCGATCCAGCAGGACATGCTGGTGGAGAAGGTGAGCTTTCGCCAGGACGACGGCGGCTCCATCGCCGAGGTGGGCGTCGTCGATCCGCGCGCCTACGGCAACAAGGCCGGCAAGGGCAACAAGTCCGGCAAGGCCTGGAGCACAGGGGATTGAGCCCCGCCGCAAGGCGGCCCCGTTCATGCGGGGTGGGTTGCGAGGTCTGTTCGCAAGCCGAACCCGGAAACATCCGGGTTCGGGCGGCACACCGCATGAACGGGAACGCAAAATGACTTATGACCCCGCCAGCTCCGACAACATCCGCGCCATGCTGCGCCGGGCGACCGTGGAAGAGGTCGACGATTCCGGCTCGCAGCAGCTGGTGAAGATGCGCGGGCTCAAGGGCGAGACCTTCACGGAGGTCTATCGGGCCCAGCCGCACGGCTTTTCCTCGGTGCCGCCCAAGGGCTCCGAGGCGCTGCTCCTCGCCCTCGGCGGGCGATCCGACCGCGTCATCATGATCGGCGCGGAGCACCGCGACCATCGTCCACGAAACCTGCCGGGCGGCGCGCAGGCGCTCTACGGAATCAACGGCGAACTGGTCTCCCTCATCGGCGGCGTCGTCCGCATCGTCGGGGCCACCCTGATGGTGGAGGCCGACACCAATATCGTCCTCAAGGCCCCGCGCGTGGACCTTGGCGAGGAAGGCGGCGCCAAGGTCGTCACCGAGGCCGGCCCCTCGTCCAAGGTCTACGCGAAGGTTTAGAGCCCCGCGCCCACCGCCCGAAGGGCGACCCGCGCGGCGCAACGGGTTGGCCGGCGGCGGTGCGCTGCGCGGGCACGAAAAAACCCGGGGTCAAACAATGCAAATCTATATCCGCGTCAATGAGGGCTGCGCCGAGCAGCCGCTCCTCCTGTGGGATGCCCTCTGGGATGCCGAGGCCGGGGAGGCCGATTGGGCGCTCGCCGGTCCGTCCGAACGCCTCAACAGGGGCGGCCTCTCCGCCACGGCGCCGCTGGCGACGGCGGTGGTGCTCTGCCTGTTCACCGACAAGCGCGCGCCGCAGGAACTCGAGGACGGCAGCCCCGGCCCGGCCGGCTTCCCGCCGCGCCTCGATGATGGCGACCCGCGCGGCTGGTGGGGCGATGGCATCGATGTGCGCAGCGAGGAGGGCGAGGCGGCGCTGGGCTCCCATCTCTGGCTGCTGGAGCGCGCGCCGCTTACCGAGCGCACCGCCGAGCTGGCGAAGCTCTACGCCACCGAGGCGCTGGCGCCGCTCATCGCCCAGCAGGCCTGCGCGCGGGTGGATGTATCAGCCGATTTCTACGCCATCGCCGGCCGCCTCGACCTTACCGTCGACCTCTACGGACGCGACGGCGCCAACGTCTATTCCCAGAAATTCGCCGTGTACTGGCGCAATATCGGAAACATCTGATGGCATGGCAGACCCCCACGCTCGCCGCGCTCATCGACCGGATGCGGGGCGCCTTCCGCGCCGAACTGCCGGGATCCGACGCGTGGATCTGGCCCAACAACATCTCCCCGACCGCGAAGGTGGTGGCGGGCGGCATCTTCGAACTGTTCGGCCGGCTCGACTGGCGCATGCGCCAGATGTTCGCCTCGACGGCGGAAGAGACCTATCTCGACCGTCATGCCTATGAGCTGGGCCTGTCCCGCCGTCCGGCGGCGCCAGCCTCGGGCACCGTCACCGTCACCGCGACGGCGGCGAGCGCCGTCTCCGGCGGCGCGCGCTTCTCTTCCGCATCGGGGCAGGAATATCGGGCGCTCTCGGGCGCCGCCATCGGCTCGGCCGGAACCTTCGACGTGTCGGTCGTCGCGGTGTCGGATGGTGCCGCGGCCAATGCCGTGAGCGGCACCCCGCTCGCTGCAGTGTCCGGCTTCACCGGCGCCGGCACCCTCGCCGTCGCGGCGGGCGGCATCACCGGCGGCAGCGATGTGGAGGGCGACGAAAGCCTCAGGGCCCGCATCCTGTTCCGCAAGCGAAACCCGCCCCATGGCGGCGCGCCGGCGGATTATGTGGGCTGGGCCATGGAGGTGTCGGGCGTCACCCGCGTCTTCGTCGAGCGTCTCCATGCCGGCGCGGGCACCGTGCGCGTCTTCTTCCTCATGGATGACCTTTACGCCGACGGCATTCCCCCCTCGGGCGAGATCGCGCGGGTGCGCGCGCATCTGGAGACGGTCATTCCGGCCAGCGCCGGCCTCACCGTTGCCGCGCCCGTGGCGGTGCCGGTGGATGTCACCGTCTCCGGCCTCTCGCCCGATACCACGGCGGTGCGCGAGGCCATCCGCGCCGAGCTGAAGGAGATGCTGCTGCGCCGCGCCATCGTCAGCGGCACGGATTCGACCCATTCGGCCATGCCCTACCTCGCCAGCCCCTTCACGCTCTCGCGCTCATGGGTTTCTCAGGCGGTCTCCGAGGCCGCCGACGAGGCCCGCCACGTGCTGGCGGCGCCGACTTCCGACCTGGCTTTCGACCCCGGCGAGATTCCCGTGCTCGGAGATCTGAACTTTGTCTGAGCAACCGCTGGCTTGCGGCCCCGGGCGTGGGGCCGACATCTGCCCGACGCTGGATGAATGCCACGGCGCGCTGCGCGATCTGCTGCCGCGCGGCCGGGCATGGAATGCGGCGCAGCGCGCGGGCACCACGCTGTGGCGCTTCTGGCGCGCGCTGGCCCATCTGTTCCAGTTCATCAATGCCCGCATCTGCGCCGCGAGCGAGGAATTCTTCTGCTCCACGGCCAATGAGACCCGCGACGGCTGGCTCTATGAATACGGGCTGCCGGACGCCTGCGACCCGTTTCCGGATCTCTGCACCAAGGTCGCTGCCATCGGCGGCACCCGCTGCGACTATTACGCCGCCGTCGCCGCCCGCGCCGGGTGGTCCGTCACATGCAATGAGGGCTCCGAGGCCTGCGGCGCCATGGCCGGTTGCGGCAAGGCGGGAACAGCCGTGGCCGGCCGCCGCCCCGGACCGGCACAGCTCCGGATCATCATCCATCTCGACGAGAGCCCGGCTTACCAAGCGCCCACGGCACCCCGGTCGCAGGCCGGCTGCCTCAAGGCGGGACAGCGCCTCTCCTGCGGGCCGAACGTCGCGCCCGCCATCTGCCTCCTCGAGCGCGTCGTGCACGCGCATCTCAATGTCACCTATGAGGTCGCCTGAATGACCGATATCATCGGCCCATCCACCGCCACCGCCGGCGCGGTGACGGTCCGCCCCACCGATAGCCGGGTCTTCGGCCCCGACGATTCGTGGTTCAAGGATTGCACCTCCGCCGAGGCGGCCGACGGCACCGATCTGCCCGCCAGCTGGTTCAACGGCGTCACGGCCATGCTGCGCATGGCTGTGCGCGGCATGGGCATTTCCGAGGGGATCACCCCGGACAATTTCCTGCGCGACGCCATTCGTGCCGGTATGGTCCGCATGGCAATTTCCTCCGGCACCGCCGACGATCTGGTGGTCGCCTTCGCACCGCCTTTCACCGCCTTCGGGCAGATCACCTTCATCGTCACCTCGGCCCACGAGAACACCGGCGGCGCCATGACGGTGACGGTGGACGGCCTCGCCACCAAGGATCTTCTCTATCAGGATGGGGATGTTCCGGCGGGCACCTTCGGGCCCGGCCGCTACGTGCTCGTCACCTATGACGGCAATGATTTCCAGGTGGTCTCGGGCGGCGCGTCGTCGTCGCCGAAATTCTCCGCCATCACCACGTCCGGCACATGGACGAAGGAGGCGGGCAACCGCTGGGCCTTCATGCTGGCGCACGGGCCCGGCGGGGCGGGGGGCGGCGCCTCGGGCTTTTCGCCCAATGCCGCGGGCGAAGGCGGCGGTGCCGGCGAGTGCCGGCTCGGCCTGTTCGATGTGAGCGCCACCACGTCGGAGACCGTCACCATCGGCGCCGGCGGCGCCGCCGCGGTCAACGCCAACGGCGGCGATGGCGGCGGGCCGACCTCCATCGGCACGCTCCTGGTGGCCAATCCCGGCAAGGGCGGCGGGCGCAACAATTCGGGCTCCGTCACCACGGCCGTCGGTGGGTCCGGCGGATCCGGCGGCTTCGGGATCAATGGTTCCGGCGGCGGGTCCTCCCAGGCCGGCACCGGTGGAACCGGCGGGCCGGGCGCGCTCGGCGGCGGCGGCACGGCGGGTAACGGCTCCAACTCCAAGAGTACCGGCGGCGCCGGCCATCGTGGTGGCGGCGGCGGCGGCGCGGACGGCAATGCCGCGGGTGGTGCCGGCGGCGGCGGCTTCGCCTTCATCTTCGAATTCTGACCGGAGCGACCATGCGCATCGCACTCATCGAGAACGGCACCGTCGCCCGCATCATCCTCGCCGGGGCGGACTGGCCGCAGCTTTTCCCCGGTGCCGTCGGCGTCGAGAGCGACACGGCGAACGTCGGCGACACCTGGACGGGCTCGGCCTTCGTGCCGCCCGCAGCGCCGCCGCCGAGTGAGGCCGACCTCATGGCCTATGCCGCCGACCTGCGCTGGCGGATCGAGACCGGCGGCATCACCGTCGCCGGCACCTCGGTGCGCACCGACGAGAAGAGCCAGGCCAAGATTTCCGGCGCGGTGATCCTGCTCACGGCCGACCAGACCATCGGCGCCATCGACTGGGAGGCGCAGCCCGGGGTGTGGGTGAGCCTGGACGCCGCCACCATGCAGGCCATCGGCGTCGCCGTCGGCCGTCACGTGCAGGCCTGCTTCACCGCGCTCAAGGCGGTGCAGGAGGCCATCACGGCGGGCGAGATCGTCAATTTCGAGCAGATCGACGCGGCCGACTGGCCGGCGAACGGCTGAGGGAGGCGCGCATGGTTCCCCGCCTCGGGTCCGTCCGGGACAGCTTTTCGCTCCCCTCTGCCGCGAGCCGGCTCAAGGCCAATCTCGATCCCGTCGTGCCGCCGGCGCCCGGGCTCCCGGGCTTCCGCCGCCTGACGCTGTGGAAGGGGTCGCCTTTGCAGGTGTCGTTCCGGCTGCGTTCGTCGGACGGCGAGCCGGTGGACCTCGCGGGCTCGGACATGGTGTTCACCTTCGCATGGGCCGACGGCGGCGCGCTGACGCTGTCCTCCGCGGCGGACGAGGTCGATGTCGACGAAGCCCAGGGCCTCGTCACCCTCGAGCTCTCGCCCGAGCAATCCGCGCCGTTCCCGTCCGGGGGCAGCGCGGTGCAATACCAGCTCGCCCGCGTCGTCGCGGCCACGCCTTATCCCATCGTCCACGGCCCGGTGGACGTCTACCAATGGATGCCGTGATGCCTGATATCGAGGTCATCGAGGTTCTGGTGCCGGGGCAGCCCGGCGCCACGGGTGCGACCGGTGACAAGGGCGACAAGGGCGAGACCGGCGACGTGACGCCGGCGGCGCTGGCTGCCGTTGCGAGCGCGGAAGATGCGGCGGCGGAAGCCGAAGCTTTTGCCGCCGCCGCCGCCATCGCAGCGACGACGGTCTCGGCCGGATCATGGGCCGCGCTCGCCGCCATCACCCCTGCCTTTGTCGGGCAACGAGCCCAGGTCTCCGAGGTCGATCTCGGCACCCATACGGGTCGGACGTCCGCATCTCCGGACAGCGACGTGACGGGCGTGGCCAACCCTGGCGTCTATGGCGCCCATGCCCTCACAGCAGGAGCGTGGCGGCGGGATGGGTCAATCTCTGCGGTTGGTGCCGCATCCGAAGCCGAGGCCGTGGCGGGCGTCGTCTCGGATCGCTTTGTCGCGCCATCCTCCCTGCGCGCTGCGCTGCAGGACCGTGCCGCGCGCGTGCCGGGGGATGTGGATCGCTTTGTGGTGGAGGACGACGACAACAATATCCTGGTGGAAGTGACCGCCGAGGTTATCAACCATCCGGACATCAATACGATCCGGGAACAGGCCGGGGCGGGGGCGGCCGTAGCGGAGGTGGTCACGACGTCCGTCGGAGAAAATGCGGCCGTGGTGGTCGACGGCGGCGGCAACATCCTGGTGCGGATCACGCCCGATACGATGGATCACCCCGACGTCAACGCGATCCGGTCGGCCGTGCTGGCAGGGCGTGGGGCGGTGGCCAAGGCTCGCGACCCCCAGTGGAACGGCATCCGCGCCCTGGCCGAGATGCTGCACGTCATCAGCTATGGGCAGTCCCTGAGCCGCGGGCACAACACCATCGAGCCCGTCACCACGACCCCGCTGGATTATGCCTATCGGTTTATCGGCGGCGCCCGGCCTGACGACGGGGGCTCTGATCCTGCCGTTGTCTATGCCTCCCTCGTCCCGTTCATCGAGACGGCGGTGGTGCCATATGATCCGGCGGGCGGCCTCGCGGAAACGCCGCTTGGCGGCTGTCTCCGCATGATCGCGCAGCTGCTGCGGGATGAGGATGACGTCGATCTCGTCGCTGCCGGCCAGGCGCTGCTTGGCTCGGCGCCGGGCGCGGGCGGCAAATCCATGGCGGAGTTGTCGGACGGGACGCCCTATTTTGCGCGCCTCGAAGACCATATCACCTACGGCATGACCCGCTCCGGCGGCCTCGGGCGAAGCTACGCGGTCAGCGCGATGCTCTGGCTGCAGGGCGAACGTGATTATCAGATCGGCACCACGCAGTCCGCCTATCTGGCGGCCCTGCGGCAGCTCCGGCTCGATGCGCAGGCGTCCGCACAAGCAGCGACGGGGTTCGCCTCTCCGCTTCCGCTGGTCACCTACCAGACGGCAACGCATCCGCGGCTCGGCGTTTCCACGCCATCCATCGCCCTCGCGCAGTTGGAGGCTTGCGGAGACGACTATATCGCGCTTGCGAGCCCGACTTACCACCTGCCCTACTCGGCAACTTCGGATGTGCATTTCGACGCGGCCGGGTCAGCGTGGTTCGGGGCTTACTGCGGCCTCACGCTCAAGCGCTGGCTGTGGGACGGGCAGAAGCCCAAAGCCCTGACGCCCCTCGCGCCGATGCGGCAGGGCCCCCGCATCATCGTTCCGTTCGATGTGGATGCCGGACGGCGACTGGTGCTGGACGCGACGGTCGGTGGCTTTGCGAATCAGGGCTTTACACTGGTGGATGGCAGCGGTTCTGCGCTCACCATCTCGTCGGTGGCGCTGTCCGGCCCGGCGGCGGTCCAGATCACCGCCGCGGCCACTGTGCCGGTCGGCGCGCGGCTGCGCTACGGCTGGGCCGGAGACGGCCACATCGGCGGCGGCAACGTCCGCGACAACGCGGGCGACAGTCTCGTCTTTGATCCGGGCGGGCTCTCCAAGCCCCTCCACAAGTGGGCTCCCATTTTCGAAATCGAGGTGCCGTGATGCCTGCGCTTATCCTGAAGGTTCCGGGTGCTGACTTTTCCGGGACCGGGCTCGGGAAATACAGCCTTCTCCCGAATATTCGCGACAGTCTTTATGCCGGATACCTCACCGGGACGATCTATTCCGGTAACCCGCTGGAAGATCATTCCGGCAACGGGCAAGACCTCACCTGGAGCGGCAATCCCGCCGCCCCTGGCGCCGTCGCCTACGTGTCTGTCACCAATGGAGGCTCCGGGTATACCTCCGCGCCGTCCGTTTCGATTGCCGGCGGCGGCGTCAATGCCGCTGCTACCGCCGTCGTTTCCGGTGGCGCAGTGGTCGGCGTCTCGGTGACGAATTGCGGCGTTGGGTATTCCAACCCCACGGTGTCTTTCTCCGGCGGGGGCGGCTCCGGCGCCGCGGCGAGCGCCGTGCTCACGGAGGTCAAGGACAAATCTTTCCAGGCGTCTGCGCGCGGGCTCGCGGCTTTGGCGCCTTTCACCGCCCAAACCGTGGCCGGCGCCAACGGGGAACTGACCCTTGTCGCCTTCACGAAGTCGGTTGACGCCATCGCCCACGCGCCGATCGGAAACTGGACCAACACGGGTTCACCCGCCTCGGTGACGGTGGCGCAGAACATCGCCTCGACGTCCGCCGCCGCCGCGTTGTGCTGGGCCACCGGGATGGCGACCAGCTCCGGTGCAACCCTGGCCGCCGGAATTGGCCGTGGGGCGCAGGTCGAAATGGTGGCGGGGGCGTTCTCGGCGACGGCTGGCTCGAAACTGGCTTATCGCGGTCGGACGGGGCTCGCGACGGTGACGGGCGTGGGGACACCGGTCGCGCTCACCGGCTTCCCCGGCACCAACAACATCGTGCTCGGCGGTTATGTCGGGTCGAGCTACCAGTATTCCGCGCCGGAAATCTTCGGTGCGCTGGTCTACGACAAGGCGCTTACGGCGGTCGAGTTGGCCCAGGTCCAAGCACGCATGACCACGCTCTTTGCTGCTTACGGCGTGACCCTCTGATCTGAGGCGCCCCCTCCCCGCATCTGTGCCGCCTCCGGGCGGCTTTTTCATTTCCATCACCTGAAGGACAGCCCCATGGACACTCCGTGGATCGCCCACGCGCGCTCGTTTCTCGGCCTGCGCGAGGTGCCCGGCACGCGGCACAACGCCACCATCCTCGGCTGGTGGCAGAAGATCTTCGCGGACTTCCGCGATGACGAGACGCCCTGGTGCGCCGCCTTCGTCGGCGGCGTGCTCGAGGAGGTGGGCGTCAAGTCCACCCGCTCCGCCGCGGCGCGCTCCTACCTCAAGTGGGGACTCCCTCTCAATCGCCCCGTGCCCGGCTGCGTCGTGGTGTTCTGGCGCGGCTCGCCGTCCGGCTGGTCCGGCCATGTGGGCTTCGTCGTGGGCAAGGATGCCGACGGCAATCTCATGGTGCTCGGCGGCAACCAGGGTGACGCCGTGAACATCAAGCCCTTCGGCCGCGACCGCGTGCTCGGCTATCGCTGGCCCGATGGCCTTCCCCTTCCGGGCGGCGATCTGCCGCTGCTGCGCTCCGATGGCCGCCTCTCCACCAATGAGGCGTAAGCGGGCGGCGGGGGAGCCGCAATGGTTCTTCCGCCGCCTCGTCGCCATCGGCGTCATCGGCTTTGCCGCGTGGCGCCTCATGATGCTGGAATCGGCACCGGACACGCGGGTCAACGAGACCATCGCATGGGGCTGGATCCTGCTGATGGCAACCGTGGTGCTGGGCTATCTCGGCTTCGCCTCCGCGCAGGACATCGTCGCCATCTTCGCGACCCGCTCCGGCACGCCCTACGCGGCGCCGGACGATCCGACCGACCCTCCCGAACGCCCATCCGAACCGCCCCGCAACTTCGCGGGGTGAGGAGGTCCCATGCTCCCCGACTTTTCCGGGATGTTCGCCACGCTCATCTCGTGGCTGCCGTCCGGCTTCACCCTCGCGACCTCCGGCCTGCTGTTCGTCGTGGGCATCGGCGGGCTCGTCTACCAGCGCTTCCCTCTGTTGCCCTATCGCGCGCTGGTGCTGGTGGCGGCCGTCGCCGCCATCTATGCCTCGGCGTGGGCGGCCGGCGCCGGCAACATGCGGGCGGCGCAGGAGCGCCAGGCGCTGCTCGCTGCCAACCGCGCGCTGGTCAAGGAAGTCACCTCGGAGCGGCTCAAGGTGGAGGGCCTTCAGGCGGACGCACGCAAGGCGGCCGAAAACCTGCAGGCGGCCACGGCGCGGGCCGAGGCGGCGGAAGCCGTGGCGGCGACGCTGCCGGCCGATTCCCTCGACCCCGTCACCAGTGAAGCCATCCGGAACCTGTGGGGGCGATGATGCTGCGCATTCTCATCCTGTTCGCCGCGGCCCTGCCTCTCGCGGGCTGCTTCGCCACGGCCCCCGCGCCGAAGCCGCGCATCACCCTGACCGAGGTGCCGGAAGATATCCGCGCCTGTGCCCGCAAGGTCGTGGGCAAGCCGAAGGGCGCGGGGCCGATCCCCAAGCGCGATCTCTTTCTCAAGATCGACGAGCTCAAGGGTTCGGAGGCGGACAAGTCCGCCTGTCTCTTCCGCCTCATCGCCTTGCATGAGGCCGATGCCGCCCGCCTCGCGCTGATCCTCGATGGTGCGCTGTGAGGGCGGCGCTCCGGCTCGTTCTCGTCGCTGCCCTCGCCGGCTGCGTCACGTCCGGCAACGGCCTCATCGGCTCGGGCGGCGGCGTTTCCCGCGGCTCCTATGTCGACATCGCGCCCGACGGCACGCGCCGGGTGGTCCACGTCTCGCCTTGAGGGGATGGCCATCGATGCCGCCGCGTCCGCTTTCCCTTTCCGCGCAGGTCTACCAGCAGCTCGGCGCGTTCGCCGCCACGCAGGAGGCCCAGGGCGCCCACCTCGCGCGGATGGACGAGACCATGCGCGAGGACCGCCACGTCGCCAGCGAGGACCGCCGGCTGATGCTGGACAAGCTGGACGCCATGGCGGAACGCCTTGGCCAGCTTGAACCGGTCATCAAGCCCTTGCCCGCCCGCGTGACCGCACTGGAAACGGAGGCATCGGCCTCCAAGTTGTTCCGCTCCCGCGTGGGGGCTGTGGTGGGCCTCATGGGCCTCGCCGCCTCCGGCCTCGCCGCTGGCCTCTGGTACCTGCTGACGACGTTCTGGGCCGACCTCCTCGCCGGCCTCGCCCGCCTCTTCGGCCGGCCCTGATTTTATTTCGCTGCGGCCCACGCCCGAGCAGGCAGGCGGAACGCCAGCCGTGGCGAACGGCGCCAAACCAAAGGTATTGCTCATGCCGCGTCCTGTCGGCGCCCACCTCGGCGAGGCCGAGGCGGAGCGCATTCGTCTGGCCCTTGCCCGCAACCCGAACATCTCGCAGGTCGCCCGCGAGATGGGCGTCGAGCGCTCCACCGTCCGCCGCGTGCGCGACCGGGCAGGGGAGGGGGCCGCATCTGACGCCCCTGCCAAGCCGCCGCCGTCCACCGCTCCAGCCTCGGCCTTCCGCCTCGGCGGGTCGCCGGAAAGCCGGCGCATCGTGCAGCTCGAGGACGAGGTGCGGCGCCTGCGAACCGAACTGAAGGCCGCGCACCGGGCCGCCCTCGATGAGGAGGCGGTGCGCGAGATCATCGGCAGCCTCGCCCGCGCGCCCACGGAGCCGCCGGACTGGCTGTTGAAACCCGCCACGCAGCGCAAGGGCGAGAGCACCGCCGAGGTGCCGGTATGCACCTGGTCCGACTGGCACCTCGCCGAAGTGGTGGCCCTCGCCGAGACCAACGGCATCAACGCCTACAATCTCGAAATCGCCGAGCGGCGGATCCGCACGCTGGTCGAGAACATCATCAGCATCTGCACCCGCCACGGGCCCGGGCGCTATCCCGGCATCGTCGTCAACCTCCTCGGCGACATCGTGAGCGGGGGGCTCCACCCCGAACTTGCCAAGACCGACCAGGAAGGCGTGCTGCCGGCGGTGCTGCGCGCGCGCGACATCCTGGTGTGGGCGTTCGAGCGGATGATTTCCGCCTTCGGGCAGGTCTATGTGCCCTGCGCGGCCGGCAACCATGGGCGCAACACCCTCAAGCCGGAATACAAGCGCTACATCTTCAAGAACCATGACTGGCTCATTTACGAGCTGCTGGCCCGCCACTTCGCCGGCCGGCCGCAGATACGCTTCGACATCCGCGACTCCAACGAAGTGCGCTACCGCGTCTTCGGCCAGCGCTATCTCGCCATGCATGGCGACATGCTGGGCGTGAAGGGTGGCGACGGCATCATCGGCGCCATCGGCCCCATCGTGCGTGGCGAGGTGAAGACGCGCGGGCAGGCGGCCTCGAGCTGGCGCGATTACGACGTGCTCGTCATCGGCCACTGGCACCAGGAACTCTGGCTGCCCCGCGCCATCGTCGCCAACGCCCTCAAGGGCTTCGACGAATATGCCCGCCTCGCGCTGCGCACCATTCCCTCCGAACCGTCGCAGCCCTTGTGGTTCGTCCACCCCCGCCGCGGCATCACCAGCCGCTGGAATGTGCGGGTGGAGGCGCCGCCCGAGCGCGCCGAGGGCGAAGGGTGGGTGAGCTGGGAAGGAGAGGCGGCATGAGCGGCGATGCAGAGCGCGCGATGACAAAGCACGGGCTTCTTAATCTGGCGTTGGAGGCCACCAAGGACCGGGGGCTCAACTATGGCCGGCCCGCCGACAATTTCCGGCGGATTGCGCGGCTGTGGAATGCGCACATCCTGAATCGCTATGGTGATGGGTTCGGAGGGGACACCACAATCTCCGTCCCCGCGCTAGATGAGGTTGACGTCGCGCTGATGATGGATCTCATGAAAACGGCGCGGCTTGAGAACGCCCCCGCGCACCTGGATAGTTGGATCGACAAGGCCGGCTACACGGCTTGCGGCGCGGAAATAGCGCTCGAAAAAGAAAGGCGGAGCTTCAATCCGCCCGCCCCGAGCGAAGGGGATGGCCTGCCGTCCCACTTCATAGGCGCGATGGGGGAATAGCGCGCGCAGCTCCAGCCCGCTGCCCGGCCTTTACCGCCCCTATATGTAGCGGCTTGTTCTTCGTTCGTTCCCGTGGCAACGATGGGGGAGATCAGCATTGGAGACGGCCATGTCGAGCGAGCCCGCGCCCGCCGAACACTCCCCTTTTGACGTGAGCGAGACCGAGATCGACGAGGCCTTGGCGGCTTGCGATGGCGACGCCCGCGCGACCATCCGCGCGCTTCTGGTGGGCCAAGCCTACCTCGAGCGCGAGATGTCGCAGGTCAAGGCCGACGCCTCCTCCGGCTTTCGCCGGCGCCGCCACGCCTTGGGAGACTGACGTGGGCAACAAGGTGTCGCACGACTTCAAGGTCGAGGAATGGGATGACGCAGGCCTGCGCATCGTCGATGTGATGGCGACATGCGGCAACGCCATCGTCGCCATCACGCAGCGCGAAGGCCGCTACATCCTCCTCCGCCACGGCGCCCGCGTCCTCCGCCGGTCGCCACTGGCCGAAAAGGTGGATGCCGAAGAGAGGGCGGCGGGGTCGTCCGAGCGCCAATAG